ATGGAGAATAACAAAATAAAAGATAAGATAGATGAGCTTGTTGAAAGTCTTAACCGCGCGTCAAAAGCTTACTACAACGGCGCAGATGAAATAATGCCAAACTACGAGTGGGATGCAATGTTTGATGAGCTTACACAGCTTGAAAAAGAGACAGGATATATCCGCCATGACAGTCCGACACAGAATGCAGGCTATGAGGCAGAGGCTGGAAATCGTGAGCCGCATGAGTATCCGGCACTTTCACTTGCCAAGACAAAGAGCATTGAGGAGCTTAAGAAATGGGCAGGTGATATGCCAATCTGGCTTTCATGGAAGCTTGACGGACTGACACTCGTGCTCACATATGACGGTGGCAGGCTTGTGAAAATACTGACGAGAGGAAATGGAACTGTAGGAAGTAACATCACCTTTTTGCAGGATGCCATAAGCGGCTTCCCAAAGGAGATACCATACAAGGGACATATGGTTGTAAGAGGGGAAGCGACAATTTCCTACACGGATTTTAAGCTGTTAAATGATACAATCGAGGACGATGATGAGAAATATGCCAATCCAAGGAACCTTGCATCCGGTACATTAAATCTCGATGATGTGGAAGAAGTGAAGCGCAGACATGTAGTGTTTTATGCGTTTACACTCGTGCATATAGATGATGATATCATATCATGGGGGGATAGAATGAGCTATCTTAGTGATATGAAATTCAATGTTGTCAAAAGGGAGGCAACAGATGCGGCAGGCCTTGATGAGGCTGTAAAACGCTGGACAAGGGATGTCGAGAGTGGCAGGATGGATGTGCCGGTGGACGGACTTGTCATATGCTATGATGACACTGCCTACGCTGCAGGCGGAAGCGTCACAGGGCATCATGCTACGAGAGCCGGCTTTGCTTTCAAGTGGCAGGATGAGGCTGTAGATACGAGGCTTCGTTATATTGAATGGTCGTGTGCGGTTTCGACAATATCGCCGGTGGCTGTTTTTGAGCCGGTGCAGATAGAGGGTACGACGGTTTCGAGAGCTTCACTTTGTAATCTGACTGAAATAGAAAGGCTTGGAGTGGGAAAAGAGTGTACCCTTTCCGTGATAAAAGCCAACAAGATTATTCCAAAATGCATAGCTGTAAAGGATGCGGTGGGAGCAGTTGAGATACCGAAGGAATGTCCGGTGTGTCATCATCCGACACGCATATTTGTAAGTAAAAACAGCGGTGTGAAGACACTGCATTGTACAAATCCTGACTGTACAGCCAAGAATGTCAAAAAGTTTTCAAGATTTGTCAGCAAAAGCGGAATGGATATAGATGGACTTTCGGTACAGACAATGCTAAAATTTATAAATGAGGGATTCATAAAACAGTTCCCTGATATATACCATCTGCCCGAGCATTTTGATAAGATAAGTAGCATGGAAGGCTTTGGAGAAAAATCATGTATGAATATGCAGACTGCCATCGAAAAAAGCAGACATGTCCATCCGGTTAATCTGATATTTGCACTCTGTATACCTCTTATAGGTACCGATGCAGGCAAGAAGATTGTCAACGCAATAGGTTTTGATGGCTTCGCGGACAGGATGAGAAATGCCACAGATTTTGTGGATATAGACGGTATAGGCCAGGAAAAGTCAGGCTCCATACTTGAATGGTATGCAAATCCAAAAAACAGCGCGATGTTTGAAGCACTGATTAAGGAGCTTGACATAGAAAAGGTCGATATAAAGGATATGTCGGAGGGAAGCTTAAACGGCAAGACCTTTGTCATCACAGGCGATGTGCATGATTTTACCAACAGAAGCGAGTTTAAGGCCTATGTGGAGTCACAAGGCGGTAAGGTGACAGGAAGCGTGTCAAAAAAGACAGACTATCTGGTAAACAACGACACTGAATCTACTTCATCAAAAAATAAAAAAGCAAAAGAATTAGGAATACCTATCATCTCGGAGGATACATTTATAGAGATGTTTGGGCGTTAGAAAAGAGGTTATAAAATGCCTATAAAGACACAAAATGATTTACCTGTAAAGGAAATACTTGAGAGAGAAAATATATTTGTGATGGACGAAAACAGGGCATCACATCAGAACATCAGACAGCTGGAGATTGCGATTGTAAATCTCATGCCATTAAAGGAGGACACAGAGCTTCAGATACTGCGCTCGCTGTCAAATACCCCTATACAGGTCAATGTAACGTTTGTGACCACATCTACTCACGAGGCCACTCACACATCACTCAGTCATCTGAACAAATTTTACGAGACCTTTGACGATATAAAGGACAGATACTTTGATGGCATGATAATCACAGGGGCACCGGTTGAACTTATGGAATACGAGGAGGTAGACTACTGGGATGAGATATGCAGTATAATGGAGTGGAGCAAGACACATGCTTTCTCCACACTTCATCTGTGCTGGGGTGCACAGGCAGGATTATATTATCACTACGGCATACCAAAGCGTGTGCTTCCAAAGAAGAAATTTGGTGTGTATGCGCACCGTGTAAAGAACAGAAAAATCCCACTTGTCAGAGGCTTCGATGACGTGTTTTATGCACCACACTCAAGGCATACCGAGGTCTTAAAGGAGGATATATTAAAGCATCCTGAGCTTACCATACTTGCGGAGTCGGATGATGCCGGTGTATTCCTTCTGATGGATCAGGACGGTAAAAAGATTTTTGTGATGGGACATCCTGAGTATGACAGATATACTCTTCACAATGAGTACGAGAGGGATAAGAAAAAGGGACTTGATATAGATATGCCTGTGAACTACTATCCGGATAATGATGATACACAAAAGCCGCTTTTACAGTGGCGGTCGCACGGCAATATACTTTATTCCAACTGGCTTAATTATTATGTGTACCAGGGAGTGCCATACGATTTCGTAAATAATGGCACAATCCTAGGAAAATAAAGGGTCTGCGGAGTTTTCGTAAAATCGTAAAAAATATAAAATTCTATGTATTTTAATGCATTTTAATGCGAAAAGTGTGTAGTAACTGTGTAGTAACCACCCCAAAAAGTGTGTAGTAAAAATTGTATATAGAAAAGCCATTATATGACACAAATATGAGAAGAACATGGAAATGCTCTTCTCTTTTTTTATGCCACAATTTAGGCATAAGGAGATGATGTTATGTTTGATGATGAAGTAAGAGAACAAATATTTGCTAAAAGCGAGTTACAGAAAATCGACTTAATGACATTATCCCTTGTCATTAAAGCAATAGAGGAAGTTTTGGAGGACAAAGAAGATGAACAATCCTTATCAGGCACCTATGATAAATAATCCTTATATACAATCTCAAAATCCGTATATGGATAGAATGAACTTTTTACAAAATTATCAGCAGAGCTTGCAACAGCCTATGCAGATGAATCAACAGCCTATGCCACAGCAGATAGCAGGCATTAACGGAAGAATAGTACAAGCGGTTGAAAATATTAACGCCAATGAAGTGCCTATGGACGGCTCAATGGCTTTTTTCCCTAAACAGGATATGTCGGAAATTTATGTCAAGGGTTGGAATGCTGACGGAACCATTAATACGATTGTGTATAAGCCTTATACAGCCCCTAAAGATAGTCAGGCACTAAATTCTATGGCTAATACAGAAAATGCTAAATTTACCCTATCAGATGAAAGTACACAGCTATTTCTGAATAAGTTCGAGGAATTATCAGAGAAGATAGGACAGTTGGAAGATAGATTTGATAAATCTTTAGGAACACAGAGAAAAACATCAAGAACTCAAAGTAAGGGCGGTGATGAAGAATGAATCAGCAGTTAATTCAAACTATAAATCAACTTAAGTCAATTCGGAATCCACAGCAAATGGCTATGAATTGTTTACAACAGTCGGCACAGCGTGGAAATCCTATGGCAAAAAACTTGCTTAATCAGATAAACAGTGGAAACACACAAGGAGCAGAACAAATTTTAAGTAATTTTATGAATACGCAAGGAATAAACCTTAATGATATTAAGGGAATGATGAATTAGGACATTTTGGGTTGTGCGCACATAATGACCGGTTATCCCATTTGTTAATAAAATAAATGGAGGTAAACAAGATGTTTAATTCAAACGGAGTTAGTCTCGCAGATATTGCCGCAGTAACAGGCAATAATCGTAATAACGATGGTATGTGGGGCGATGGTGCATGGTGGATTGTAATTCTCTTAATCTTTGGCTGGGGAAACAACGGCTGGGGCGGTTTCGGTGGAAATGGCAACGGCGCAGGCTATACTGATTCAGCTATACAAAGAGGTTTTGACAATCAGGCAGTTGTCAGCAAGTTAGACGGCATTTCCAACGGACTTTGTGACGGCTTTTATGCCATGAACAACAGTATGCTCACAGGTTTTAATGGCATTAACACAAATATCATGCAGACCGGATATGGCATACAGCAGGCAGTAAACGCTGATACAGTAGCTAATATGCAGAATACCAACGCTTTACAGTCACAGCTTGCTAACTGCTGTTGCGAGACAAGGGAAGCTATTCAGGGTGTAAACTACAACATGGCAACTAACACTTGTGCTTTACAGAACACAATGAACAATAATACAAGAGATATTATTGACAGCCAACAGGCAGGCTTTAGAAGCATATTAGACTACTTATGCCAGGATAAGATAGCAACACTTACAGCAGAGAACAATGATTTACGCAGAGCCGCTTCACAGGATAGGCAGAACGCACTTCTGACTACTACAATGGCAGCACAGACAAATCAGATTATTGATGCAGTAAGACCTACACCGGTACCATCATTCCCGGCAAGCAACCTTTACGGATATGCTTATAACGGATGCGGATGCAATACAGGTTGCGGATGCTAAACAATTAAATAATTGAGTATCTTAATTGAGTTTAACTCAATCTAAACCGATTAAAAACTGTTTTTAGTCGAGGATTAGTCCAAGTTTAGTCGAGAGTTAGTTGAGATTATGTCTGCTAAGCAGTATTACTTATAACCCAAGGGCAGACTATAATGTTTGCCCTTATTTTGTGAAAGAGAGGATTTTATTATGGCTGAATTTTCAAATGTTGCAACACAGACAGTTGCAGTAAACGGAAATGTATTATTTACAGATGCGCCAACGTCTGTATGCAATAAAGGATATATTTCACACAGAACAGGAAGCGGATTAATTAACCTTAAAGGCGCTACCAACACTTGCAAAGCAAAGTACAGAGTAGAATTTAACGGAAATATTGCAGTTCCTACAGGCGGAACCGCAGGAGCAATTTCATTAGCTATTGCTGTCGAGGGCGAGCCGGACTTATCTACACTGGCAATCTCTACACCAACAGCAGCTGAAGCATTTAACAATGTGTCTATGGCAACAGATGTATGGCTTCCTTGCGGATGCTGTCAGGCAATTTCTGTCAAGAATACATCTGCACAGGCTATCAGTGTTGCAAATGCTAACATCACAGTAAATCGAATTGGTTAGGGGGGCGAGAGTATGCACGTTGAAAGAATACACAAAATGCAGGAGTGTCTTACAGAGAAAGCTGTCAACGAGCTTGAAAAGGGCGTTGAGAATGTTGACACTTCCGAGATGGGACAGGTCGTAGATATGATAAAAGACCTTGCAGAAGCTGAGTATCATTCAATAATTTCCAAGGCTATGAAAAAGGCTGATGAAGAGGAAGAAGAGTACGACAAAGAACTCCTAAGAAGTCTTAAGGCAGAATATGGTGAAGAAGGTGGTAGAAGATATTACGACCAATATCGCTATGCAAATGGCAGATTTGCCCCTAAAGGCCGTGGAACACGTAGAGGATATGCGGAACCGCCTTATTATCATATGCCGGTAAACTACAACGACATGGAGTATATGCGTGACATGGATAAGAGCCAAGGTAAGATGTACTACTCTGAACCGATTGCACCACATGTGAGTGAAAGCAATTATGACAGGGCAAAGAGACATTATACCGAGACAAAAGAAATGCACAAAGGAGCTTCTACAGAGGACAAAGAGCATAAAATGAAAGCCCTTGATATGTATATCCGTGAATTAAGTGGAGATATATCGGAGCTTCTGAATGACATGACACCCGATGAACGCAACCTTTTACGCACAAAAATGAGCAATCTTGCGTCAAAACTGTAATTATTAAGGCTATGGGTAGTAATGCTCATAGCCTGTTTTTCGCACATTGATAACTGAATATTGGCTAGTGAAAAATATTTTAAAATAATGCTTGACAATATGGTGTGACATAAATATAATAAAGGTGTGACAAGAAAGGAAGCGATGTTTATGTCACCAGCAGGCAGACCTAAAGTTGGCAATCCGAAATCAAGCAGATTTAGTATCAGACTTGATGAGGAAACAGAAAGAAAGCTGAAAGCCTATTGTGAACAGCACAATTTCACAAAAGGTGAAGCCATCAGAAGAGGAATACATTTACTTTTGGATAAAACGGAGGCTATTCATGAAAAGACAAAAAATAGGAACTTTTAACAACCTTAAAAATGGAGATTTGATAATCAGCCCCATTGATAATGAGGTCACTCAATATTATATAGATAAAGACGGAATAAAGTATTTATCTAGCAAGAACTCATTGTTTGGCATATTTCAATTTGATGCCGAAGATTTTTATTTTTATAATGGGGAAAAGAAATGCGGAGAAATAGATAATCACTACTTTCTCTAGTAAAAAGCCACTAGCTGATATTCGGTTAGTGGCTTTTGCTTTATTCAGAAAGGAGCATACAGATGTTTATTAATGTTAATGGTACAATGTGGCAAGTACAATATAAAAATTCAAATTCAGGCGAATTAAAGCGGTCAGACAATGTTTCTGTGCTAGGTGTAACTGATAGAAATGCACACACAATTTATCTGTCAAATGCCTTGCGTGGATTTATGCAACGCAAAGTGCTGATACACGAAGTATGTCACGCAATCTGTATGTCCTATGATGTGTATTTGCCTATCGAACAGGAAGAGATATTGTGTGATTTTGTAGCAACATATGGGGATGAAGTGTTTGACATTGTTGACATGATACTTGGAGCAGCTAGGAGTGATAGATACTATGGATAAAATAGACAGGCTATTAGAATACATACACCGGACTAATCCGGAAATGACACGGCAGAAATTGATTGAGAAGCTAGGAGAGAGTGACTACAGTGCTAAGAGCATTTATTTTTTTGGCAATTCAAAATTCAAAAAAATCCTAAAATATTTTGATACCCCCCTACCTTTTGGTTTTTTCAATTTCAAAAATCCGTTCGCAAAATTTTACAAAAACTTGCCGAGAACTTGCAAAGAACTTGCGCCACACTTTAATTGAATAAAGCTTTCTGAAAATTCAAACATTTTACGTGAGTTGGTGCGCCCGGCTCGTAACATGTCACATCCGGCACGGCTTGACGGCTTGCAATGCTATAATTATATTTTTAGGCATTGTAAACGGCTTGTTTTACGGCTTATTTTAGCGCACTTGATAAAAATCCGTGTTAGCACGCTTTAAAGCCCTTAAAACGTCAAATACACGGCTTTAAATGTGTATATCATAAAATCATAGAATATTTTATTAATTTGTCAATGCACTACACCCGGACTTATAGCCGGATAACTTGCGACAGTTTCAACGGCTGCGCGCTTGATTTTAGACACAACAAAAAGGGATATAAAATATTCCTAGTGGTAACACGTGATATATTTCCCGTCTTGATAGTCACAAAACAGCGTGACCGGGTGAACGTGCGCGCGCTTTTCTACGACTTGCAACCATTCACCGCCCCTTTGAACTGTGATTTTTAGTCCGTGTGACTCCATCCACTCTATACAATCGTACTTGATATAACTAAAGTCACTTATTTTTGATACTTCATAGCCTAGCGCCTGAACACGCTTATATATTTCCTTTTTCCCCAGGTATTCATATTTTGACATTAATCAGGCACGACACAAAAAGCCCGAAAGCCTTTAAAAGCTCGATAAAGTCTCTCATAGTTGCGCCCCCTTAATTCCATGCTTCTTCATTGTAAATATTTTCATATGCCAGGAAATATTCCGGACATAACGCACAAAAATGCAATTGTATGTTTTTTGCCTCTGTCGCTGTTTTGCCGTCATGCGTCGCTTGGCAAAACATATTTACAAGTTTACTTTGCATTTTGCCGAATTTTTTCAATTTCAAATAGTCATCTAAGTACATCACAGTAAAATAATAACTATAAGAATTGCCTCTTATATATAAATCTTTTGATCTAAAAAGAGACTTTAAAAAAGCTTTTTCGTTGTAACTATTGGCACAAAATTCATAGCCCTTGAAGCCGCCGTCGAAGTTTACAACGCTATAGTTTAAATTATTTCTTTTTGCTATTTTTTCAATTTTATATCTCATATATTTACACCTCTTTAATATAAAGCCGGTGCAAGTTCACCGGCTTAAATGTTAATTACTCGTTGTCGTTGTCTTTCCAACTTGCCGGAACTCCGTCCCAAGCTGTGCCGAAATGTGTTACACCTAAAATATAAAGGTCTAACGGCTCGCAATAATAAACGAGTTCGTTAGTATATTCGCTCAATCTCTCGGCGTCGCTGTCGTTGATGATAAAATACTGAAATACTTCCAAGTAACAATCGTCCTCTTCGTTGTAGTCGGTACCACAATAAATATCAAAATCAAAACCATTTGAAATTAAAGCTGGCATGATGTCATTATTTAATACTAAATCGTCACAACAAAACTCAATCATTTGCTTATAATCTTTTCTTGTCTCTTTTAATGTCTCTAATACTTCTTTGCTCATGGTTTACACCTTTTCCCACGTATGTTATAATATACGCGCCTTTCAATTATTATTTTGTTTGGTGCCTGTCGTTTGGTTGGTAGCTCCGCGACAGGCTTTTTTATTTTGTTCCTTGTCTTTCGACTTGACTAAAGTATATCAAAATGTAAGGCACAAAACAATAGACAAAATACACAAAATGTAAGGCACAAAAAAGTAAAACTATTATACAATATATACAAGGCACAAAATTATTTAAAACGCTATTATATGGAAGCAATTATTATTACTTGACATACAAGGCACAAAAATATATAATGGATGTAACTATATAAGTGAAAGAGGTATAAAATATATGGAATATAAGACCACGGAAGCGCGCAGAAAAGCCAACTATAAATATGATGATAAGTTTGAGCGCATAAACTGTCGCTTTGCAAAAGGCACAAAAGACAGGATTAAAGCCCTAAAATACAGCGCTAACGATTTTATCAAATTGGCTGTAGCTGAAAAATTAGAACGTGAAGAAAAAATATTAAAATAAGGCACAAAAAAGTAATTGACATACAAGGCACAAAATGTTATAGTTATGTCGTAGCAAATAAACAGTTTAACTAGCGAGGTGGGAAAAAGTGAAAAGCTATGATTATATTGTTATCTCCGGTAACAATGAAGAAATTTACAGCACCAAAAAAGAAGTAAACAAAAGAGTTAAGGAGCTAACAAGTCAAGGAAAAACCGGCTACTTTGCAAAGTGGGATTTAATCAACGATGAAATTCTAGAAGGTAGTCAAGTAGATTTTTAAAATTGGAGGTATAAAGAGTATGAAATACAGAATAGTTGACGCAGACAATAGAGCCGAATATAGTAAGCCAAAGACTTTTGAAGAGGTCAAAGCGTGGTTTGAGCCAAACGCAGAGCTTGAAGAGGAGCATAACAAGTGGGCGGAAATCGAAGATATTGACGACATGAGAAATTATCTCATATGGGAAGCCCAGGGGATGAGGCCTAATTGGAAAATTGAGGATTGCGAAGAGGATTAAGGGGGTGGAAAAATGAGAATAACACAAGAAAAAATGGACGCTATAGCCGTTCTAATGGATGATGAGACACGAGAAAAGGTTCACCACGAATTGGCACCATGCGAGCCGATAGAGTTTTTAAAACGCTATTGTGAATTAGAGCCAAGCTTTGAAGCAGTGCTAAAAGACGAATTTAGTATTGAAATTTAAAAATTAAATATTGTTTTTCAAAAAGTCGGTTTTTGTGACCGGCTTTTTTATTTTTATATAATATAAATATATATGTGTGTGATGTGGTATATATTAATCAATGCAGTTATTGTTATATACACAATAATCAGTATATTGACAAAATAAGTATATTTGATTATTATTATCTTAAATTTAATTAATAAGCAGATGCCGGTTAGCCTGTGTCACTTGGAATTACTCCAGGTGGTGCGGGCTTTTTTATTTTATGATTTTGAGGTGCTAAAATGGAAAAAATTAAAGGAAATATAACTAAACATTTAATTGCTGATTTTGGCACGTTTCAGCTCTATCGAGAGGACTTTGAGAGGGCTATAGAACAGGCTTGCCAAGAATTGCAAATTGAGGACTTAAAAAGCGAGGGTCAAAGACCTTGGAAAGCTGTTTGTAAAAGAGTCGGAGAAATTATATTTAATGACAATAGTATTTTAAAGGATAAACGGCTATATGATAATACATGTATGTTAACCAACTACAATAGATATAATTATAATATATTAAATAATATATGTGATGAATATATATATATTAGTGATGTATATAATAAACTATGTAGTACTGTTGCATTTGGCAGTTGGTGTAATATTGATTGCGGTGTTATAGATAATTGGAGACTAAACAAAGAGTCAAGCCCTAAAAGTTATGAGATTTGGCAAAAATTGCAAGGAATTCGTAAAGACTGTATCAAGGATAGAGCATACGACAATAAATCCCCTGTCGGTGCTATGTTCGTTGGCAATAATGAATTTGGCATGAATCAACCGGGAATTGGCTACGAGGCTACACAAGCGAGGGCGCTAACGGCCAATGAATTGCCACAATTAGGCGCTTCAAATAGTCAGAATATTAAAGCATTATCGAGTGATAGCATGGTTGATAATGCCAAGTAATTGTATATACAATACACACAATTCTAATCCCTTGATTTATAAGGCTTTGAGGGCTATTGAATTATTACAACTATGCACAAAACAGTTGTTTAGCGAATAGTTGAAAGGGTATAGATGAATTGTATATGCAATAGATACAATTTAAAATGCTTGATGTTTGAGAGCCGAAAAACGCACGCATTGGGTGCCCAGGGGGTCTATATGAAAAGCGACAAACCGCCCCACTTAGCCCCCAAAATATCCGCCAAAACAAAAAGGCCTTTACTCATACCTCAATCACACCAAGCAGTATTTATTATTATAACATAAGTTATATATTAATTAAACAACATACACAATAATAATATATATACATACAACTACGATAAAATATTAGTTATATATGATATATAACAGTAAAGGAGCTAACAGTGATGAAATTAACAGGATTTGAGTCTAACAAAATTAATTCCGAAATGGTAAATCATCCTAGCCACTACAATTTGCCTGACCGTAAAGAGTGCATTGATGAAATGATTGATATTTACGGACTTAAGGATGTGGCTAAATGGTGTGAGATTACTGCATACAAGTATAAATATCGTGCCGGGCATAAAGATAGCCTCACACAGGATGTACAAAAAGCTATATGGTACACAATTAAGGCTCATGAGCTTAAATCTAGGCGCAGATGGAAAGTGTTTGGAAAATTTGTGGATAAGGAACTTCCGGTGCTGATTAAAAATGTTTTCCTGTGGCTGATGATGCTTTGCACAATTCGTGCAGTACTCTTATCTGACGAACACGGATTGCTTATCTCGGCAGTGTTTCTAGTCTTGGCTACCATAACCGAGTCGCTAATAGAGGGCTTTAAGGATAATTAGATTTTGAGGTGTAAATCATGTTTGTATTAAAAATTGCAACAACAGTATGGCTGGCATTAATTGCTTTTGGAATGGTAAATGCCACATTAAACGAAAAAGTGACAGTCAGTACAAGATTTCTTGGCATTGCGGTAATGTTCGGTCAGATACTTGCCATAGCTTTCATGTGGCAATAGATATAGGGCATTCGCCAAGCGGTAAGGCACAGCACTTTGACTGCTGCATACGTTGGTTCAAATCCAACATGCCCTGTTCGGGGTTTTACTTGGTTCCCCCGACATTGGACTTAGTAGCTCCTTTCACCCTCATAGTGGAAAGCTGTTAAGAGCCGTCACAAGGCTCGTGAGGGTTTAATCGTGTATAATCCCACAATACACGAGCGTGAAAACCAACCTGTCGCAAAGACATCTGTAATAGGCAGAGTAGACATATATACCCCCTTTAATTAATTGTTAAACTAGGGCAACTCAAATCATATGAGTCTTAGGTGAGGTGCAATTCCTCACATGTCCTTTGCTGTAGGTTTCGTTAATTCTTTTCTTCCTACAGCACATACAAATTTATATCTCCGGAGGGTGTTGCCACTCCTTAGACTTCACCCTCATTAACGGCATGTAGCTCAGTGGTAGAGCAGTCGGCTATTAGCTGATTTGTCGTGGGTTCGATTCCCAACCTTGCCGATTAAACTTACGACAGGCTATTAGAGTCAGCCGTAAGCGGTATAAAAAGTCCGTATGAAGCTGTACAAAGGTAGCGACAAAGCAGTTTCAATATAGCAGTCACGCTACGGCTGTTATATTTTGCCGATATGGGATAAAGGTATTCCAGTAGCTTGCTAAGCTATCCAACAGAAATGTTGTTCGTGTTCGATTCACGATGTCGGCGTTTTGAAAGCACTTCTTAGGTCTGCGTGCGTAATGCTGTTTGCGGACTTATCCTAGGTTAAGAGGTGTGAGTAAGTTGCTATGTGCTGAAATAGGTAGCCAGTATTGCGGTAGATTTATGAGTTGAAATCTGCAACTTAGATAACTCGTCTTAAGTGTCATGTGGAGGTGCAAATCCTCACCATAGCAAGTTTTCGGGTAGCTCCCGAATAAGCAGGCGTTGCAGTATTCCCTGCTGAAATAATTAAAATGTTTGTGTTGGTTGATTTGCGAACAGGATGGCAAATAGTGTAATGAAGTGCCATAAATACTTTCCAACACAAGAAACTGTACAACGGATAGTGGTTCAGTTGAGAGTAACGCTTGATTTGTTCAAGTAGTCACAGGTTCAAGTCCTGTCTATCCGATTACAACAAACTAGGTTAGCTACCGAAAAGCAGAACTGTGACTGCCTGTTTGTTGTTTTTGTTATTCACAGATTAAGCACAAGCGGAGTGCTGTTATCTTTCACAGGAGGTAATTTATGAATTTTAAAGAATTATTTATTGACAAATCAAAAACACTTATTGTAAACACTGATTTAGCACTTGTTTTAGGTGATTTAAACGAAGCAATAGTGTTAAATCAATTAAATTATTGGCTAGGAATTAACAAAAAAGCCGGTAAAAATTTTATTGACGACAGATATTGGGTATATAACTCATACAGCGATTGGAAAGCTAAAGATTTTCCGTATTGGAGTGAAAAAACGATACAGAGAACATTTACAAGGCTTGAAAATAAAGGAGTTGTTGTATCTGCTAATTATAACAAATTGGGTATTGATAAAACAAAGTGGTACACAATAGATACTGAAAAATTGCAAGAGCTTGTGGATGAATTTAATTCCGATGAGGACAAAATGACAAATCGACAAGACAATATGACAGACCGACAGGACAAAATGACCTGTCGAGAAGGACAAAACGACAGACCATTACCAGAGATTACTACAGAGAATATAGACAGAGATTATACTACAGAGAATAAATATGCTCTTTCAGAATCTAAAGATTCTTCAAGAGGAGATATATATGCTTTTTCAGCTGAAAAAGGCGGAAGCGAATCTGATGTGATTAAAAACCTTGCTGTTGAATTTGCTGATTGCGAGCCGTCAGATTGGCGAATAGAGGAGTTAAAGCATATTATTGACTATTTCCTTGAGCAATACAATAAAACTTTAAATATGAGCCATATACGCATTACAGAACAGGCCTTGACAAAGATAGTTATTAATTACTTTGAGCCAGTTGGTAATTATATGAGTGATAATTCTGCTTATGGATTTGATGATTACTACAAAGAGTTAATAGATTATTACTTACAGACAAAATACAAGATTAATGGCAAAGAAGTAACTAAGAGCTTGCAGCATTTCATGTCTGGAATGATAAGAGAAAACTTAGCACAGAAATATTTGAAATAAGGAGTGATTATTATGGCTATGGGCGTACACCCACTAAACAAAGATAAGTTTTATGAAGCAATTAACCTGTACATATCGGGGCAGGCTTCACAGGTAAAGGCGGCAAAAGTAGCAGGTTGCAGCGTGCCGACATTTAGGAAGTACGCAAATATGCATTTTTTAGGTATTCCATTTCCTGACACACTGTTTAAGGCAAAGGAAGAGTGAGAAGTATGTGTGAATTTTGTTGCAAAATAGGAAAATTGGAAAAAATCAAGCAAGGAGCTTTTAGAGGCGGATATTATCCCAAAAAAAATGAAACACAAATCGTTGAATTTGAAAATGTATTTCATTTATTTTTCGGATGTAGCGACCCCTTTATGTCTGGAATTGAAATCGAAGATATAAAATTTGCCCTATCTGCGGCAGAAAGCTATGTGATGAAACTGAAACACCCATTGAACATTTCTTAAAATCAGAAATTGAAAGAAGCAAATTACGAATGAATGCTTACGCAGAATGCTTCGATGGGGTTCATGTTGATAATGATACTCGTAAAAAACTTTTGGAAAGTCATATAAGATTTTGTAAAAATGCGCTAAAACAGTGTATGGATGCTTGAAAGTTGGTGTAGTAATGGCAGAACCTTTAAGTAAATTAGCAGAAAAATGTAAAAGTTGCCCTAAATCTGAAAAATGTGACCATAAAAGAATGGAGTTATGCGCTTTAGCGGATTTGCCACCACAAAATCTTGCAAGTGCTACACAAGGTATTTTGATAGACAATACGTCACCTGTATTGAGGGAAGAAATAAAAAGCCCTTTAAGTCCATTTAGATACAAAGACGAATTGGAAAAAGCACTAGATGATTTCCATTTTGGAAATATGTTTATGTATGGCGCTTAGAAAGTTGGTGGAATAATGAAAGAAACTATTTTGTATATTTCAAAATCAGAACAGGATATACAAAGTTTTCTGAAATATCTTCAATCAAAGCTAGAAGCAGAACAAAAGGAATGTACCCTAGATGAAGAACACGATATTTTAAAAGTACCAAAATATTACGATATTGTCGGAAAGAGCATTTACGGCAACAGACTTGGGATAGGCTATGGATATTGCAAATATTATTGTTTTTCGGGAGCGTATGATAGAAATAAATACAGCAACACAGAAAATGAAAAACTTAAAGATATTCTTATGCACACAAGAGAGGGTGCGGAGGAAATATCGGGACTTGATATTTTATGTATGCTAGGGTTGGTTTGAAAGTTGGTGGAATGATGATTACACAGAAAGATGTCCACAATAATATAGTTGTAAATGCAAGCGATTGGCAGAAAAGATATTTATCATTACAGTGCGGTGGAGACGTTGAAAAGATAAAGGAAGTCGAACAGACAATGGCTAATATGATTAACGGCATTAGCAAGGCACTTGAAAATAGCGGAACAGATTATTTGAATAAACTTGATTTGTAAGCGAGGGATTTTATGAAACATCAAAAAGAATGGCGCACTTGCGACAGGTGCGGAAAAGAAATTAAAGTAGGGCTGTTGGGTACAAACTCAATCACGAGAAACGGCGTATTGAATACAACCTACGGTTTATGCAATGAGTGTATGGAAGATTTTTGGGGGTTTATGAGAAATGAGCATGGCAGAAGTAATTAAATCAATAGAGCGTGAAGCACTTAGAGAAGCGCAATCACACGAAATAGGCGGTAGAAATGGCGAGCCTATAGAAACATCCGAATTTCATGATACGACTATTGGCATTGATATTTCAGTTGATGCAGTCAATGAGTATGCAAAATCAATTCTAGGCAGATACCCGGAAAATAATTATGAATTTTCAAGAGCATTAGCAATGAAAATCCTAGAGGAAACAAAATCATTAGCGAATAGTGCGGAAAAGGAGCAAGATTATGAAAATATCAATACAAGAAATAGTACAAAAAGTGGCTAATGAAGTATTAGATAATGTCACAATTAACAATATTCCGTTTCGTGAATGGATTGATAATGTAAATAATGCTTATGAAAATAAAAAATGTAATCTGATTTCTTGCCGATACAATGCAGATGGCAAGTGTACAAACGAAGAAAAGAGAAAAGAATGTGTCGAAGCTTCAAGAAAGGTATTGTACATAAATGAAGAAAACAAGAAATAAAATAATCATTAAAACAAGAGCTGGCGGTTACACAAAGATTTATGCCAATGGAAAATGGCAGAAGAAAGTATGTGTCATTGATTATCATGCAGAATGCAGTAACAAAGATGGTATAAAGGCTACTTGCGAATTTGATAGATTGAAAACTGATAAAAATAGTTCGGTTATCTACGATGAAGCTAAAAAAGATTTTGCAAAAGAACATATAGTTGCAAGGATTTGAGGAGCAAAGTTATGAAAATAACAGAAATGAATAACTGCATTGAAGAAATGCGTAAATGTTACAAGTTTGAGGATGATAAAACGGAAATAAGACTTGGCAGTATGCCAAGCGGTGGCCGTGACAGATGTGTAACTGTCAGCACAATGAATGAAAATGGAACACAGATTGAAATGACAAGAATAGCGGATAGATTAGAAGAAGCGGACTATTGTTTGCGATGAAAGGAAATCAAATGAACGAAATAAAATCAGGAATGGAAATTGCCTATCAAGGAGTAAAAGAAGAAATGGAAACAATAGTTGCAGAACTTGCAAGAAAAGGAATTGAAAAGCCAAAAGGCTTTAGTGCATTGGAACAGTTTATAAAAGACAGACTTTTAGAGTGCGAATAAAAACAATAGTTGCTGATTATCAGCAGAAAGGAATTTTTATGAAAAAGAAAATTTTGGCAGTTGCGTTAGGATTAACATTGTGTTTAGGAATGACCGGATGTGCGTCATGGGACAGAGCAGTAACAGATATGAAAAGTGATGTAAATGGCGGTATGCAAAGAACAATTACTGTATACACGGCAGACGGCAAGGAACTTGCAACATATGAGGGAAAGATTGATATTGATACAAACGATGGCGGATATGTTAAGTTTGACCTTAATGGTAAGAGATATATCTATTATAACTGTTTTGTGGAAAGCATTGCAGATATTGATTAAGTGATATTACCGACTACGGACTAATTGTAGTCGCTGACCTTGGAAAGATAAAGGTTGATAAAACATAGAAAAGGAGACGGAGAGCATGAAAAAGTTATTTGTAAGTGTGCCGATGAAAGGCAAAACAGAGGAAGAAATCAAAGCTAGTATTCAGAAGATGAAAAAGATTGCTGAAATATACGAGGGTGAGGAATTAGAACTTATCGACAGCTATATTGAGGATAATCCACCTAAAGACAGCAAAGAAGCTGTATGGTATTTAGGTGAGAGTCTTAAGAAGTTGGCACAGGCTGATGTATTTATTGGAATAAACGATGCTTGGGGTTGGAATGGATGTTACATTGAAAATGATGTTGCTTCAAGATATGGAATTAAAAGCTATCATATTCCTGTACAGTATGTAATTAATGACTATAATTCACTTTGTAATAAATCACACATGTCTGTTTGCAATGAAGCAATGCCAACATTCTAATAAAAATTTTACCGGCTAACAAATGGAGTTGGTTACTACTCTAAATAGCGGAAAGGACGAATGACCATGATAAAAACTGTTATAGCGATTGCAATTGTAATTATATTTGCCGTATGCGAAATCATAAATTTTATAAACTACAAGTTTTATTCAGAACTTATCGACACAAAGTACAACAGAAACACAAAGCACAAAAAGTCTGGACACTTAACCCTTAAAGAAGTTAAGGAAAGATACTATCCACAATACAGATATGCGGTAGTAAATGTTGAATTTAGCAATTATCCATCATGGATTTGTAAAAATATTGAAGAGGCAAGAGAAAGAGTAAAAGACAGTTGCCAAAGATTGCATATTGTAGACCTTGGAGATGTGATATAGTTACACAATGATTTGTAGCGAACATAGCGTTGAAGAGACAATGATTAAAACAACAGAGTAATATATTACCGCCGTATAAGTGACTTACGGCGCTACCCTAAAACAGTTATAGGCAGAGGTCTATAAGCACCTTTGCTTTTTAAAAGTGGAGGCGCTTTTCTTATGGCTAGTCAGAGCCTTATTTCCACAGTTGATAGTTACGAAAATTACATAGAGAGAAACGGAAAAGACGAGCAAGTAATTAATGCCTATGTAGATGCTTGCAGTGTAGCCATAAATGGCGAGAAAGACATTGAGTATGGACTACAACTCACTAAGAGGGCAAAAGAGCTTATAGAGGGTTTCTGCACGGCTAAAACAGGTGGTACGATTTGGGATTTGGATTATTACCATTTCAAGCATGAGACCACACCATACGACTTAGTTAATCACTATTTTGATTTATTTTTGATGGAAGCTCACTATAAGTTTGAGAGCTTTATGATTTACATGGAAAAAAATCGTCCACCATGGGAAAGATTTTATTTGCCGAGAAGAAATCCGTTAAGCAAAGTCGCACAACTCATTCAAGATTTGTACGATGACAAACTTGATGAGGGTATGGTGTTCTGCCCTGGACGTATAGGAAAGACTCAAATTGTTAAAATGGGTAATTTGTGGTTTGGTTCAAACAGACCTGAGAGGTCAAATCTATATTCGGCATATTCCGATAAAATAACCGGAGGATTTTACGATGGAACATTAGAAATGGTAAATGACCCAACGTACACCTACAAAGATATTTACCCTAAAATTGTAGAGAAAAAAGCTATCACAGACGGAAAAGACCTTACGATAGACTTCTTGCGTAAAAAAACATACCCAACATTTACTATGCGCTCTATATACGGAACACTGAACGGAGCGTGTGACTGTGACGGCTTGGGAGTATATGACGATTTATTTAGTGGTATTGATGAAGCATTAAGCGAGGATAGACAGGCTACAGTTTGGGGAAAGTTTGATAATAACTTTATGCCGAGAATTAAGCCCGGCAAAGCAAAGCTACTAGGAATAGGCACGAGATGGGCACCGAAAGATGTTCAAGGACGCAGATTAGAATTGCTTGCAAATAATCCTGAATATAAAAACATACGTCATAGAGAGGTTATAATCCCGGCACTCAATGAAAACAATGAGAGCAATTTTGATTATCCCTACAAATTGGGATATTCCACATTAGATTATAAGCGCAGAATGGCTTCATTTGAAGATAATGACGATATGGCTTCATGGTTCGCCCAATATCAGCAAGAGCCGATAGAAAGAAAAGGTCAGATGTTCAATATTGATAACATGAACTTTTTTGACCCAGCAGAAATTGAGGGAATAAGACCTGATAGAATTTTTTCAGCAAACGACCCGGCATATGGCGGTGGAGACTTTGTATCAATGCCGATTTGCTATGAGATTGAAAAGGAATACTATATCGTGGATGTTGTGTATAACGATGGCGATAAGGATATAACAATTCCCGAAGTAACAAGCAGAATGGAAAGCCACTTAGATAAATTCCCGAATAAAACAGCAGAGGTACATTTTGAGGAAACAAAAACAACAGCTGCCTATCGTTTGGACTGCGAGAAAATATGGAAGAAAGATTGCTACCCGATATTGACAAGCCATGACCCGGCAGATAACAAAACTGCAAAAATGGACAGAATTAAAAATCATGCGCCGGATATAAGAAAACTGCATTTCATAAAACTTGAAAGACAGACTAAGGAATACAAGAAATATTTTCAAAACGTTCTTTCTTGCACATATGAGGGCAAAATGAAACATGATGATGGTGTAGATTCTACAGCACAGTTGTGCGATATGATTTTTAGGGAAAAGCGGATAGCAAAGGTTGAAGCAGTACACAATCCGTTCAGAGGAGGGCTTTATTAATGACAAAGGAAGTTTTATCACAGTATTCAGATTTACAAGAGGAAATCAAAGAGGTTAGAAAGAAAATTGCTAAATTGCAAGATGACCTTGAAAAGATAGAAAGCGGAGAAAGCGTGATTGACACTGTGTCGGGCGGTATGGGTGGCACACAGCACTTCAAAATCGAGGGTGTACCTTATCCTGAATACGGACGCAAGCGTACACTACTTTATTCAAGAATGACTACGTTACAGCTTTTACAAGATGATTTGCTTGAAAAGACAAACGATGTAGAGGAATTTATAGCAAGCCTTGATGATAGCAGAATGAGAAGAATAATTAATTTTAGATTTTTGGAAAATAAATCATGGCTACAGACAGCATATGCGCTTGGCGGTAAAGCCACAGCAGATAGTGTAAGAATGGAGTTTGAAAGATTTTTCAAGAAAATGTAAGTTTGTTCGTTCGGTTCGCTTAGAATGTGATAATGTGTAAGATGAAAAAAATGTAATTCGTTCATTGCGAAAATCTCTTTAAGAAATAGCACTCACAGATTGTGGGTGCTATTTTTAGTGAAACGAGGACAACATGAATAATCAGAATATTGTACCAACAGGAAAACGAAGTGTAATGTGCCCTCGTTGCGGTAAATTGCTAACGTGGGTGAATAAAAGTGACAAGAAACACCACAAAGTAATGTGTACGCACTGCCGTAAATGGATATGGTTTTGGGCTGGCACACAAGAATTTCAGATAAAAGAGGTTCCGCAGAGAACTTCTGCAAGTGGCATGAGGTTTTATTGATGTATAGATATGCTCATAAAAACGTAAGACCTTTTTCGGCTGTCTGTCAGAACAATTACGGCAGACAAGTTATTTTTACGAGGAAAAGGCAAATCACAAAAAACAACATAATCGAAGAACTGAATAAAGCACTTGTGATTCACGAACAAAACGCTATTGAGATTGAGTATCTTGACAGATACTATCGTGGCGACCAACCGATTTTGTATCGGCAGAAAGTGAACCGCCCGGAAATCAATAACAAGATTGCTGTAAATCTTGCGTATGAGCTTGTCGAGCGCAAAACCGCAGAGATGTGTGCCGAGCCAATCCAATATGTGTTGCGTGGCACTGATAACCACAAGTCGGAAGAAATCACGCAGCTTAACATCACAATGGACTCTGAAAGCAAACAGGAGTGCGATATAGACATACATCGTTGGAGAAGCATATGCGGTACCGGCTACAGGTTTATCGGTAATGATGACGGACAAGGGCAGTTGCTTGACGAAAGCGATTTTTATTTATCGTCTGAAAATCCAATGTATACGTTTGTAGCATACTACTCAAACGGACGTCCGGCATTCTCTTGCCAAATCGGAGAGGACGAGAACGGAGCAGATATTTATTATGTGTTCACTGACAATGAGTGGTTTGATATTCGCAACGACAAGATTTATGCAAGCGGAACAAACGGCAATAGAGCTATTCCAGTCATCGAATACCCAAACAATGCAAGGCGGTTATCTGATATTGAAATGACTATTGCAATCACAGACGCTATCAACGTGCTTACATCGGACAGAATTAATGGTGTTGAGCAGTTTGTGTCTGCATGGGTGAAATTCGTTAATTGTGAGATTGACATAGATACATTCAGAAAAATGCGACAAGAGGGAGCATTGGTAGTTAAATCTAACAATGGTTCAGATAACAAGGCTGATGTTGATGTAATGACGAGCGAGCTTAATCAGACAGAGGGACAAGTGGTATTCACTGACCTCTTTGAAAGATTTTTAAGTATTCAAGGCCTTGCAAATCGTCAGGGCAACACAGGCGGTGACACCGGTTCTGCTGTAGAACTGCGAAACGGACATTACGATGCTGGACTTAGGACGGCTATTAATGAGCCTATCCTTAAGAAATCAGAGAGAATGGCACTTAGGCTTATTCTTAACAGGCTGAGAATAAATAAGGGCTTTACGCTTATGCCTAGTGATGTTGAGATACACATTAATCATAATAAGCTGGACAACATGCTTGTTAAGGCAGAGGTGCTTGAAATATTACTTAGGTGCGGTATCAATTACAAAAGAGCCGTCAAGACGATTGACATGTTTAGTGACCCTGAACAAGTTACTCTCGAAAGTGCTAAGCGCATGGAAATGTTATTCCCAGAAGAACAGTCGACAACAGCTACACCTAACAATGATAAGAACAATGGAAAGACAGCCGATGAATAATTGGCTGTCAATTTATTTTGGAGCTTGATATGGCAGACGAAATCCACGCACTTAACAAAAACGAAATACAAGACATAGATTATGATACATATTTTGGTGAGATGGATTTATCTGACGAGGAAAAGGAAGATAGAAAAAAGCTTGCCGAAAAGTTTGAAAAAATCTTTGTTATGCTATTTGCCCTGTTATCCGGCAAGGAAGAAACAGAGATAACAACTATCACTAAAGAATTTATCATCAGATATGAGAGCATTGCCACACAGTATTGTAAGGCAAAGAAAACACCCTCATATATTACAGATTATGCCCGGTACATTGTGAATGAAGTAGTTGACGCTACTACACAAAATATTGAGGTTGAGTATTTTACTTCACAGAAGCGAGCAAAAAATGTAGCTGCGAATGAAGCTAATGCAGTCGGCAATTACAGATTGCAAACCGATATGGTGAAACAGGGCTACAAAACAAAAGAGTGGCGCTCAAAAGAAGATTCACATGTCAGACCTGCACACGCAGATGTTGACAGAAAGAGAATTAATATTTTTGAACCGTTTGAGGTTGGAAATTCACTGATGATGTTTCCAAAAGACCATTCGCTAGGCGCAGAGGTAAAAGAGATTTCTAACTGCCGGTGCAGTGTTAAATATTACAAATAATGAGCAACTTGTAAGGAAACTTATAGGTTGCTTTTTATTATACAAAATTTGCAGTTGTGCGTTAAACAACAGAAAAACTCGGCTGGTGCGACCAGCGATAACAAAAGCGTGAGTTACGGAGGTAATTGAAATGACAAGAAATGATGTTTTGAAGCTTTTTCCCGATGCAACGGATGAGCAGATAACAAATCTGCTTAACAAGAGCGGTGAGGAAATGGCAAGAGAGAAAGAGAAAGCCAATCAGTATAAGGCTAAAGCCGACAAAGCTGACGAGCTACAGGCACAGCTTGACGATTTACAGGCTGGCAACATGTCAGAGCTTGAAAAGGCAAATAAAGCCTTAGAGACAGCCAATCAGCAGATAGCCAAGCTACAGAAAGATAACGCTGTCAGAGACTTGCGTGAGAAGGCTATGTCAGATTTTGGAATTACTGCAGAACAGGCAAAGACAGTAGTAAAAGAGGACGGCTCTTTTGATACGACATCACTTGGAAAGATTATTTCCGACATGAAAGCCAATGCGATTGCGGAGTACGAGAAAAATGCACTTAAAGATACTCCTAATCCAAACAATGGCGGTAACAATAATGAACCCGACTCAAAGCCGGCAGATGTAGCAAATGCAGAACAGATCTCATTCGGTACAGTTGCAAGTGCTGAAAGTCAAAACAGCTATGTAATTTAAACAGGAGGTAGAACGATGGGAAAGCCAATCGTAAGAGACTTTACACAGGGTAAAGGAATTTTAAAATTTTTCCCTTATGAGGGCGCAGCGTGCCTTGTACCACAGACTATGGTAACAAGCGCAGACACAAACGGAATGAAGATTGTACCGGCCGGTACACCATTTCCAAGCAATGACGCAGAGTGCAAGGGCTATCTGTTACACGATGTAGATGTAACGATGGGTGACGCACCTGGAACATATGTATATCAGGGAACTATTGATTGGGAGAAAGTTAAGTCACTTTCAATCGCAGACGCGGCTAGAACTGCAACACCTAGAGTTACTTTCTATGGTGCACCAAAGATTGCAGAATCAAAAGCAAGTCAGGTCTAAAAGGAGGTAGAAGAACATGGCATTACCATTAGCAGAAGCATTTACAGCGAGAAGTCTCGGTGTAATGTGGAACAATTATCAGAAAACATTAGGAACTGCCCCTTATCTTGGCAGACAGAAATTCGGAACACGTAAACAGGACTCACTCGACCTTAGATTTATCAAGGGTAAGAACGGACTGCCGGTATCGCTCAAAGCTTCAAACTTTGATGCACAGGCAGAGTTAAGAGATGTTGGAGGTTTCTCTGACATTCAGAACTCAATGCCATTTTATCGTGAGTCTTATATGGTAACAGAGAAAGAGGAACAGGAGTATGACAATTACAGAACTTCTGAAAACTCTAGCCTTGCCAATAACGTATTACGTGAAATCTCAAAGAAACCAATGAACCTTATCGAGGGCGCATTAGTTGTGCCGGAGAGACAGATTTGGCAGTTACTTGCACCTGCAGATGGTGTACCAAGAGTAAAAGTAACTATTGGCGACAAACCTTTTTACATTGACTATCTTGCAGATAATGAGAAATCAGAGCATACGGCAAAGCATTACAAGACTTTTACAGGCACAAGTGCATGGGACAAGTCGGATACAGCCACACCACTTGACGACCTTATTAAGACCAAGAGAGATTTCTCAAAGGCTACAGGCTACTCACTTACACGTTTCACCATGAATACAGAGACTTGGGAAATGGTGCTTAAGGCAGAGGACACAAAGAAACAGGTACTCGGTATCACAGCTTACAATGGCGGTATCAGATTACAGCAAGGACAGGTTACTGAATACCTTAGAGGATATGGTATCGAGATTGAAGTATACGATAAGCTCTATGTTGACGAGTCAGGACAGACACAGTACTTTGTACCAACAGGCATTGTATCTGCACAGTCTGCCGGAGTATTCCTTGGCGATTACACATTCGGTAAGACTCCAGAGGAAAGAAGCGGAAGTATCACAGACGGAAACCTCTCACTTGTTGAGACCGGTGTATCTGTATACACATACGCTACAAATCACCCTATCAATACTCACTGTATCGTATCTATGATTGGATTACCTACATTTGAGGGTATGGATAGCGTTATGGTTCTCAAAGTTAAGGAGGATTAAGGCTTATGATAGCAACGCACTCTATAAAGCATGATGGAGTGTGGTATAAAGTCGGAGATGAGGTGCCGGAAAGCAATAGCAATTCGGTACCCTCTGATTTTATGAACCCACCTGAAACACCATACACAAAGACAGAAATTAACAGAATGTCAACAGCCGACCTAAAAAAGCTTGCGAGCGAAAATGGTATTGAAAATGCCACAGAAATAAATGGCGGTGAATTGAAAAAACTGTTAATTGAAAAGTTTGGATTATAAGGAGCTTGGCATGGAATACACCGCGTTGGAGCAAGTCAAAATTAGACTTAAACAATTTCATATTGATACAGTCACAAACGATGATGATACAACATCTGATGTGGTAGTGTTCGACAACAAGGAAGATAACCCAGTAATTGAACAGCTCATTAAACAAGCCACGGAAGATGTAAAAGCAAAAAGGTGTTATCCGGACACTTTCACTGATGATGATATAGCTGCCGATTTAAAGCAGTTTGAGAATGTCGTTATCAATCTTGCTGTCTACGACCATTCACAAGCCGGTGAGAACTACATGAGCGCATTAAGCGAGGGTGGGGTGAGCCGTACATGGAAAGACAGAGATAAGCTGTTTGTCGGAGTATTTCCTTTTGTCAAAGTGCTATAAGCAAAAGAAGATTGTGCGTTACCAATATGGTAGCAGGCGGTACACATTAAGTGGTGGTGGGCGGTGTGCCAATTACCAAAGATGAAAGGCTGTAAGATGAAAACTTTAATCTATCAGACATACATTATTGCCTTGCCAATTGTTCTGACGGCACTTTTGGGCTATATTGTTTGGCTTTTACAAGAACAGAAAAAGCAAAAAGCAATAGACACAAAAGAAAGAAATGAGCGCATTGAAGAGGAAAAGAAGCTACGACAAGCAAACGGAAAAGGTACAATGTTACTTTTACGAGTACAGCTTATCGAATACCACGATAAGTACATGAAGCTTGGCGAAATACCCTCATATGCGTATCAGAATTTTTGCGAGATGTATGACGCATACCACGCACTCGGTGGTAATGGCATGGTAACAAAAATGAAAAATGAGATTGAGGAAATCCATTTAGGCAAAGGAGGTAAAAGCTGATGGACTTTACACAAGTACCTACAGTAGTTGCCATTATGGTAATTACTTATTTAATCGGATATGCTTCAAAGCAGATACCACAGGTTAAGGATAATATTATTCCTATTATCGTAGGTGTGGCCGGTGGAGTACTCGGTATTGTTGGAATGTTTGTAATTCCCGGTTATCCGGCAGACAACATTCTTGATGCAATAGCAGTTGGCATTGTGTCGGGCATGGCAAGTACCGGTGTTAATCAGATTTACAAGCAGATAAAGAAAAATGCTTGACATTAATAAACAAGCCATGAAGTACGCACTCCAAGGCCAAACAGTCACAGTCTATGAAAAAGACGAGGACGGAAATCTAAAGTTTTACGAAACAGAGGACGGAGAGAAGATATACTACACCCATGAAGAAACAGGCTTTTCGGAGCCGGTTGATTTTCGGGCGAATATATCATTTGACGGAGGAGAAGCACAGAACAAGGAATATGGCTTTAATACAGCTGATTTTGACGCTGTTTTACTGACAGACAGAGGAGAATACCCTTTTAAAAAAGGTGACGTTATTTGGCTTGATAGCGAGCCTACAAAGAACGAAAACGGATTAGTTGATTCAACTTCCGCAGACTTTACAATAGTGGGAGTCAAGCCCTCTCTCTATTCAGTTAAGTACATGCTCAAAGCAGTTGTGAAAGAAGTGTAATTATGAAGATTGACGTTTCTCTGACAGAAAAATCTATACAAGATGCGATAGACAAGCTTGAAAGATACAAAGACCGCTTACAGGACAAGTGCATAGCGTTTGTTGGAGAGCTTGCTAGTAACGGCATAGACGTAGCACGAGCAAATACAGGCAATTTTGGACACTATATCACGTTTAGTTACGAAATTAAAGATACAACAGACGGCTGTACGGCTATTGTGCTTGCCACCGAAACAGGGCAGATACAAAGCACATGGCAGACGGCAGACGGACTTAAGACAGTTGATGTATCGCCTTTGCTTATGGCCGAATACGGCTCGGGCTGGAAAGCTAAACCGCACTTCAATGATACAAGAGGCGGTCAGGGAACTTTCCCAGGACAGACACACGCATTCGATAGTGAGGGCTGGTATTGGAGAGACGAAAGCGGAGAATTACACCATTCATACGGCATTACACCTACAATGCCGATGTATCACGCATTTTTAAAAATGGAAAATGAAATTATGAAAACGGCACGGAAAAATTTTAGTTGAGGTGATAAAGTGGCGAGTCAAAATCAATGGGTTTACGACCTTGAAAACCTCACGTATGCGATTGTTAAAACCCGATGTGAGAAAAAATTGAAAACTAAATATCCCAAGCTAAAATTCACACAAGAGGAACAGTCGGACAGTGCAACGGCTAGCTTCCCGACAGTGCTAGTTCAAGCACTCGAACCTATTGAGCAGAATGAGGATTTAGAGTGTGAAAGAATAAATACAGTGTTATTTACGGCACAAGTGACTGTTACGACGAATAAAGGCCGTTCAGAAGCCTTGAATGTGGCACAGACAGTGGCTAATGAATACAAAGCTATGTCATTCAAGCTGACAACAACCCCATTCGCTAGAAAAAACGGCAAATTATGGACAGCAACATTACGTGCTAGGCGGTCATTTGACTGGAACGATAGATTATAAGAGCCTTTTGGCTCTTATTTTTTTATGAAAAATTAGGAGGTAATCAAAATGGCAACAGGATTAAAAAGTAGAATTGCTTACAAGACACCAACCGCATCCGCCACAAGTGGCGATTACTGGGCTGGAACTTACAAGCTCTTACTTAGAGCAAAATCAATTCCCTCACCATTCGGCTCGCAGAATATGGTAGATACTTCAACTCTTGAGGATTTAGTAGAGACACAGGAAATGGGCAGACGTTCAGCCGGTTCCATGGAAGTTGAGGGAGCTTTCGAGAAGAAGTACAAAGATGAGATGGTAACTAACGAGGGTAAGAAGCTCGATTTCATCATTCTCTATGGTACAGACGGAAAAGGTTCAGAGGGTATCTGTGCTTTTATCGGTCAAGAGTCATTCGCCCCAGGCGAGGCTTCCGATGACCACTTAACAGGAACTGCGACTGTATCAGTACAGACAGTACCTAAGTGGATTGAGGATAACTACGATGTTGCAGTCACGGAGGATGACCAAGGCTATCCAACAGCAATCACGCTCACAAAAAAATCATGAGCCAATCGAAAAAAGCCGTAGCGGTTGGCTATGATGATAGCACGGCTGACAGCGAACTTGAAGAAACAATATAGTAAGGTAATCGAGGCAGTGTTAAAACTGCCTCTTTCCCTATATAAATTAGGGAGAAAGGGAAAGATAAAATGAAAATTAAATTAAATGGAAAAGAGTATACGGTTAAATTCGGATATGCACCGGTATATCAAAATAGAATTATCCCAAGAGTTGTAGGAATGGGACAACAGGGAGATGAGCTTGAAGCGATTGACAACATGCTCGGCTTTTTACCGGAGTTTTTGCTCGTGGGCTTGCAGAAATTTCATGCCGACGAATTTGGTTTTGAATTTGATGATAAAGAAGCAAAAGAGAAGCAATTGGTAAAGATGTATGATTTACTTGACGATTACCTTGACCCTGAGAATGAAGAGGGCAAAGATATAATGTCGCTCTACGATGATTTGACGGCAGAGCTGGAGAAGAACAGTTTTTTATCGAAGCTGTTGGCGAAAGAGGAACAGGCAGCCAAGAAGAAACCAACCAAGAAGTAAAAGAGCTTACATGGGAAGTGTATTGTGATGAAATCCGCCCATATTGGCTTTTGGTAACTAAAGGCTATGGATTTAGCGTTGAGGACATAGATATGTCTTGTCCGGCTGATTTAGAGCCTTATTCAAAGGCTTATATGCTCGAGCAAAGAGAATCTGACTCTAACATGTGGGCTTGGTGGGGCACATACGGATTAAGTGCAACTCTTACAGCTATCGACAGAGCCTTAAATGGCAACAAAGCAAGAGCAAAATACATTGAGAAATCATTAAATGAGCAATACTCAAAAGATAACGAGCCTAAATACAAGGAGTCTAATGAGGAAATTGCCGTATACGAAATGAAGCAACGAATTAACGCATTAAGACAGTCGGGATTACCTGAAAGTCCTGATTAATGAGGTGAAAATATGGCATATAAAGGAATTGACGTATCGTCATATCAAGGAAATATTGATTGGAGTAAGGTTAAGTGGGCTGGGGTGCAATTTGCAATCCTAAAAATAATCCGCAAAGACCTTAATCCGGATAAGACCTTTGAGCAAAACTGGAAAGGCTGTACTGATGTAGGAATGCCGATACAAGGTGTTTACAACTACTCATACGCTACAACAGTAGACAAGGCAAAGACGGATGCGAACAAGGTCATTCAGACGCTTAACGGAAGAAAAACTTTCGTTTGGTTAGATGTTGAAGATAAGTGCCAGCAAGGACTTGGACAGACGCTTATTGACATAATTAACACATATCAGAGTGTTATCAAGAGTGCTGGGCTTAACTTTGGTGTATACACAGGGCTTAGCTTTTACAATCAGTACATTGCGCCATACGCAAATCAGATTAACTGTCCGTTTTGGATTGCGCGCTATCCGTCAACTAAGGGGATGTCTATTGGTGATGAGCCTAATAGTGCAAAGAAGCCTGTTATTCAACATTCTCTGTATGGCTGGCAGTATTCGAGCGCATTTACCTGTAGCGGCCTGAATAACAGCACAGATGCTAACTTACTATACATTGAGCTTAATAAGGGTGATGGAATAGAGAATAGTTCGGCACCAATAGCAACTCCGGTAAAGAATAACGCTTGGAAAGGCAATGAGGAATATTACCTCGATAATGATGATGTAAGAAAATGGCAACATGCTATGAACATCGGATTTGACACAGACGAACTTAAGGAAGATGGCAGATTTGGAGTTAATTCACAGAGATTTGCTAAAAATCACAATTTGTGGAGCGGTCAGAGACATAACTGCCCGACAGCCATTAAGTGGCTGAGAAAAACTCTGCATGACAAGTATCATTTTTATAAACTTGATACTGATTATAAAGAGTGGAGTGACTACCTCACTAAATGTGTCATGGTATTTCAGAAGAATAGGGGGCTTAAGCAAGATGGCTATGTTGGGTTGATTACAACATACTATCTGCTCAAAGGATAAATACATGAGAGCTACTTTAGGGTAGCTCTTTTTTATTACAGGGAGGTGAGAAAATGGCAGAGAGCATTGAGCTTCAAATCAAGTCGGACGCACAACAAGCAAGTAGAGCCATAGGCAACTTACAAGCTAAGTTGCAAGGACTTGGAGATACTCTCAATTCCCTCAATGGTGCAAGCATAAGCAATTTTGCGAGCGGAATGTCACAACTTGCAACATCACTTAGAAGTGTGAGCAGTATTGACACACGTACATTTAGCAAGATTGCAACTAACATGGAAAAGCTCGGCAATCTTGATACTGCAAGGCTTGTCGGCTCGGCAAGTGCTTTAAAGAGCATGGCAACAGAATTGTCGGGCTTTGCGAATATCTCAAAGCAATCAGCAGAGATTACACAGCTAACGGCTTCAATCTCAAAGCTCGGTTCAAAATCAGCCGGTTATGCTGCGGATAACATCAGGAACCTTGGTAGTGCCTTGAAAGAGGTAATGACAACATTATCCAGCGCACCGAGAGTCAGCAACAACATTATTCAAATGACTAATGCACTGGCTAATTTGTCGCAACAAGGCTCAAAAGTCGGTTCGGCTAGTAGGTCACTTGTAACAGGCTTTTCGAACACAACTAAGTCGATTAAGAGTACAAGGAGTGGATTCAGGGGCTTAGCTTCAACTATCGGTAAGTTTTACGCAACTTATTGGTTGGTCATGCGAGCTGTCGGGAAAATAGGCGGTGCAGTTGATTTAGCGAGCCAATTAACAGAGGTTCAAAACGTAGTAGATACCACGTTTGGCGATATGGCAAGCAAGGTTGATGATTTTACAAAAACATCAATTCAAGATTTTGGAATGTCGGAGCTAACAGTTAAGCAAATATCAAGCCGTTTCCAAGCGTTAGGTACTTCTATAGGCATTTCGTCAGAACAAGTGGCAAATGGTACAGCTGTGGCAAATAAAGCTCTTATGAGCCAAAATAACACACTATACAAGACTACAGACAGCATGGCTGATATGTCGCTTAATCTTACAAGGTTAGCTGGCGATATGGCTTCATTCTATGATGTAGACCAAGCTGATGTTGCAAAGAGCTTACAATCCATTTTTTCGGGAACAATCGCACCATTAAGGAGATACGGACTTGATTTGACACAGGCCACACTTTCGGAATGGGCTATGAAAAACGGACTTGACGCAAATATCAAGTCAATGACGCAAGCTGAAAAGGTATTGCTAAGATACAACTATGTCATGGCAAATACGCAAGCTGCACAAGGAGACTTCGCCAAGACAGCCGATAAACGAAACGTTAGTTTCATGTGTCGCGCAGCATAGTAATATGCTGATGAAAAATCGAGCAAAGTCGGTGAAAACTAAGTTGATTTAGACAACATACTTTGATATAATATGTTTGAGGTGATTTAATGAGAACGTATTATATCTATAAGGCTACAAATAAAGTAAACGGAAAATTATATATCGGACAAACAGTAAACTATCACGCTAGGGTTCAACAGCATTTAAGGTGTTCGTCAAAAGAGGATTGCTTATTTCACAGAGCAATTGAAGAATATGGCAAGGACAACTTTGAATGGGAAGTGATTGATAAATGCAATAGTTCACAGAAAGCATTGCGACTTGAAAGATTTTATATATCTTTGTATAACACATACAGAGATGGATATAATGAGAATAAGGGCGGTGTTGGTGGACACAACGCAAGAGCTGTCGTAAGGCTAGATAAAGACGGAACATTCATAGAAAGATACGATAGTGCGATGGAAGCCGAGAAATATGGTTTTGGTAATGTTGATGTATTATTATGTTGCAAAAACAAAATGCTGACATGTAAAGGCTATCAATTCATGTTTGAAGATGAATATAAAGCTAATGGAGCTAAGACATATGTAAAGCCAAAACCTATCAATCAGAGAAAAGTTATTCAATGTGACCTAAAAGGCAATTATATCAAAGAATTTGATAGCATAGCACAGGCTTCAACCGAAACAGGAACAAACAGGACAACACTGATAGGGGCATTGAAACATCGTTATAAAAATGCCAATGGATATATTTTTGTCTATAAAGAAGATTTTCCGATAAAAGATTTGAGCATGTATACTAAACTAAAAAAGGGTAGGAAAATAGCTCAAATTGACAAAAAAACAAATAAAGTAGTCAAGGAGTATGATAGAATATCTGACGCTGGCAAAGCGTTGGGGGTCAATTACAAAGCCATACACAAAGTAGTTGATAAACCCGACAGGACAGCATACGGATATAAATGGATAAGTCAATAAGTCAATACCGAGGTAATCAATCAGATAGCGAAAGGCTGATTGACACTGTAACGCGTAGGAAGTGAATAAATATAATCTTCCCAAGAGTGCTCGACAACCATAAGACGTAGAAATGCGTCTTATTTTTGTGGTTGAAAATGTACGCTGAACTTATAGGAAACTATAAGAAGTAGAGGATAAAAAGCCTTTACGATAACAAATTGACATGGGCGAATAGTGTAAGAGTCCTTAAGCAAGAGTTTCAAGCATGGGGCAGTATCATAGGTAGCGTAATAATCAATGCTCTAAAGCCGTTTGTTCAAGCCTTAAGCAAAGTAATGCTCAAGGTTATCAGCTTCACAAGAACTGTAGCTGACGCACTCGGAGCAATCTTCGGTTGGACTATCGAGATAAGCGGTGGCGGTGCTACTGTTGATGGCATGGAGGACATAGCTAGCGGAGTTGGAGACATTGGTGATAGTGCCGATAAGTCGAATAAGAAAGCTCAAAAACTGAAAAAGACACTGCTTAGCATAGATGAGATACACGCACTTGACGATAACAGCGATAGTGGCGGTGGTGGCGGTTCGGGCAGTGGCGGTTCCGGTGGCGGTGGAGCTGGAGGTGGTGTTGATAGCTCGCTGAAAAAGACCGATGGATTGCTCGAAAAATACAAATCATCAATCAAGGATTTATACTCACTCGGAAAGTACATCGGTGACGCAATAGCCGACTCACTTAATTCTATTAATTGGGATAACGTGTATCAGAGCGCATCGAACTTTGGAAAAGGGCTTGCAGACTTCCTTAACGGCTTAATAAGTCCAAAATTATTTACGGCACTTGGAAAGACAATAGCTGGTTCGATAAGGACTGCCATAGTTTCCGCTTTTTCATTTACGTCAACGTTTGATTGGGGAAACCTTGGAGACAGTTTTGCTTCATTTATAAATGGCGCATTACATGAAATGTCAAGAGTAAGTAACGTTACAGGGCTGACAGGCTGGCAAGAACTTGGAAAAACAGTCAATAACATTGTCCACGGCATACGAGATGCTTTAATTCACACATTAATCAATGTTGATTGGAAAGATGCATTTAAGGGCATTTCGGAATTTATCGGAGAACTTGATATTGATACCTTTACTATTCTTATTGGCGCGTTTACATGGAAACACGGACTTAAAGAGATAACCAAAACGCTTATTACATCTGAATGGGAAAAGTACGCAACAGCTAAAGGCTTGTCAAAAACAGAACTTGCACTAAGGGGAGTTGAGGTGCTGGTTATCGTGTCGGGTATCAATTATGTGCTGGCGCACATGAAAGGCTGGATTGATAAACTCAAAGAGTGGTTCAAGAGTCCAGAATCCGGATTGGGAATAAGCGACGAAGCCACAGGCTTTGACGGAAAAAAGATTAAACTTGTTACCCCTCTCGAATGGAGAATTAAGGAAATAAAGTGGAAAATCAAAGATGCTGAAAAAAGCGTAGATGATTTTTTCAAAGACTTGGGAAATTATTTCAAAAAAGGCTGGAAAACATTTAAAAAGAATATGTCTTTAAATGTTGATGATTTACAAAACGTATTAGGGCCACAGCTTTACAACGGCTTTGTTGGAATTATTAATGACATTATAGGATTGCTTAACAAGATACCCGGCGTTGAAATACCAAAATTTAAAAAGAAAACAGTTAAAGGAGTTGACGATACCGCAAAAGAAGTAGGGAAGAGCGCGAGCAAAATTGATGATAGCTACAAAAACTTAAGCGCTGGTGTAAGCGGGTATTTAGGAAATATCAACACTTCACTTGATGGTACTAAAAGCAAGATGGATAGCATGGAAAGAAAAGCAAGTACAACAAGCTCTAATTCTAGGACATCTTTTTCAAACTTAAATGCCGGAGTGAGTGGCTATTTAAGCGGAGTCAACACTTCAATTGACGGAACCAAGGGCAAGATGGATAGCATGAGTAGCAAGGCAAGCGGAACATCGCTTAGCACAAGTGGTTCTTTCTCAACGTTATCATCAAATCTCTACAATTCATTAAGTGGAGTTAATGGCTCATTGGGTAACACTAAATTTAACATGGGGGTATTTCAAGACGCTGCAGAAAACATGAGAAGAGGAGCATCGAACTCGTTCTCAACAATGGCAAGTAACGCAAGTGCTTATCTCGGCTCGACAGGTGGTAGTTTTAATGGGCTTAAAGGAAAGGTCGATAACACGAACGGAAGTTTAGGTACGTTTAAGTGGTACGCAAATCAAAGTTACAGTGTTGGAATAAGTAGCTGGGGATTTAGCAGTGTTAAGAGCTCGATAGATGGCATTGTACGCTCACTGGATGATTTGTTTAAGTACAACAATAAAAGATTCAATATTACCACAGGCACAAAATACATGGGGTATCAGTCACTACTCGACAGGGCACCACATTTTGCTAGTGGTGGTTTCCCGGAAGAGGGTCCGTTCTACATGAACCGAGGAGAGATAGTCGGTAAATTCTCAAACGGCAAAACAGCCGTAGCAAATAACCAACAAATCACAGAGGGAATTAAACAGGCCGTCATGGAGGGCATGACGCAAGTAATGATGAACTCTAACACTGGCGGAAGCTCTGCACCTATTATCGAAAATGTGTTCAAGTGTGATAGTGAAACTCTCTATCGCATGACGCAGGTAGGCAAGGCAAAGCACGGACAACGATATATTGTAGCAAATGAATTTGGCTAAGACACTCACCCTTGCGTGGGTGTCTTTTTGCGAGGTAACAATATGGCAATGATGTTAGTAGACGGAGTGGAATTACCTACTCCATCAAGCTTTGAATGGGGCTTGATTGATGTGTCTGCAAGTGATAGTGGACGAACACAAGACGGCAAAATGCACAAGAATAGAATAGCGCAGAAACGGCAAATTAAATTGTCGTGGAATGGTACAGACAAGGCTAGGACAGCAAAGATACTTCAAATGGTAAATCCGGAATATATCAGAGTAACATATCCTGACGCTATGAGCGGAACTGATGAAACACGTACATTCTATGTGGGTGACAGAAGCGCGCCTATCAAGATATGGATTGTCAACAATAAGAGGTATGAGACATTGAGTTTTGACCTCATAGAAGTATAAGGCGGTGATTTAATGCTTAACGTATCGGCTAAATGGCAAAGAGCAGTAATGCTCGACAATGATATAAACGTAAATTGTTTTGCTGACATAGTTACGGCAAGCGGTGAAAAAATCCCTATTAGTGATAGCGAGTTGTGGGCGAACGACTTCGAGGTCAATGACTCAACATCGAGCAATGGTACTTTTACAATCGGGGCTTTGATTGCCGGAAAACTGAAAATTAAGCTGAATAACATTTACGAAGATTACAGCAAGTATGATTTTGATAAGGCAAGCGTAACGGCATATGTTTCAAAAAGCTTTTCTGATGGCACAAGTGAAAAACTAAAAATCGGTGAGTATAGAGTCAGCGAAACAAGTTATGATGGCTCACTCATAACGCTTACTTGCCTTGACAATATTAACAATTTCAATCGCGAGTACGATAGCAATTTAAGCTACCCTACGACAGCATATGAGGTAGTCAGAGACGCTTGTATTAAGTGCGATGTACCTTTTACTATGGCGAGATTCGATAACTCTGACTACACGATTAACGAGATACCAAGTGACAATCAAAAACTCACATATGGACAGGTAATAGCTTACATCTTACAGTTAAGTGGATTATGGGGCAAGTGCGGTCACGATGGCGAATTACTTATCGGATGGTATGATATGAGTCAGTTTGACAGTAAAGGCTACGATGGTGGAACTTTTAGTACAAAAACTACACCATACTCTGACGGAGATGCACTGAATGGTGGAAATTTCACCGACTATTCAAGTGGAGATACTGCTGATGGTGGAACATTTACAGAAGCGAGAAACTATCACAACATCTACACGCAAAAAGACTTGAATGTTGCGACCGATGATGTTGTTATCACCGGGGTAAAGGTAACTGTAACCTCAAAAGAGGACAAGACAAAAGATGTTAATGTACTTGCCGGAAAAGAGGGATATGTAGTCTCAATCTCTGATAATCCGTTTATTTCGGCAGAAAAGGCACAGACAGTTGCAAACTATATCTTCAAAAAAATCGGAGGCATGAGGTTCAGACCTCTTGACGTTACACTCTTGTCAAACCCACTGATTGAGAGTGGAGATGTGGCGCTTGTGACAGACCGCAAGCAGAATACCTATAGCTGTTTTATTTCTAACCGAGCATTTACAGTTGGAAGCGGTACAAAAATTTCATGCGATGCTGAAAATGCTTCAAGAAATAGTGCTGATAAATTTAGCAATGAGACAAAGGCTATCGTACAGGCTAGGAAAGTTGCACAGGCACAACTAAGTGTATATGATAAGCAAATGCAATTGTTGACACAGCTAATGTCTCAATCGCTCGGGCTTTTTAAGACCGAGCAGAAACAAGAAGATGGCTCAATCATTTACATTATGCATAATAAAGCCGACCTTAATTCGAGCAACATACAGTGGAAAATGACGGCTAATGGCTTAGCGGTTTCAAATGATTACGGCAAAACATGGAAAGCAGGAGTTGACAAAGACGGAAACGCTATTTTCAATATTATGTCGGCTATCGGCATTAATTTTGACTGGGCGCATGGTGGAACACTTACTTTAGGCGGGGAAAACAATGTAAGTGGTGTGCAGTATGTTAAGGATGCAAAAGGTAAAACACTGGTCACCCTTGACAATAGGGGCTTGACACTTGATAGCAGTGTGAAAATTGCTTGGGATAATGTGGCTGACACTACTGCTAAAGTCACTCAGATAACCAAAGACACAGTGACTACAAGCTATGTAAACGCACTTGACGTTAAGGCAGGAAGTGTTGATGCCGAAAATATTACCGGAACGACAATAAATGGTAAAAATATTGTTGGTAATTCATCAATATCGCTTACTGGCGGAAGCGTGTCTGATACTAAATTTAAAATCGAGTCAACAAACAACGTGGGGACAAAATTTAGATTAGAAAGCAACGGTGGCGTTTTTAGAATGTATAAAAATGACGAAGCCGTAATATCACTATATGGACCATTTGGAAGCATTGGTGCAAAAATACTAAATGCAGCAAGCTATGTGGAATCGCCAAAATTTAGAGAAAGCGATGGAGGATACGCGATGTGTGGCGACACGACAGAGCATACATATCACTGCGACTGGGATGGTAGTGCCTTGAGCTTCCAAGTCGATGTTACTTGGGTATGGAGTTCATCAGATAAACGCTTAAAAAAGAATATTAAAGCAATTAATCAAGATTATATTGACGCAGTAGGTTCGGTTGATTTATTTCAATACAATCTTAATAGACAAGGATATTCAGATAAGCCGTTATATTTTGGAGCAATGGCACAGGATATAATTGAGAACCTTAAAGATAAAGGACATGCCGATGAAAACCTTAATATGATTTTCAAGAATAAAGTCACATCGGATGATGATACACTGTACTACGGCATGAACTATGAGCAATTCATAATTCTAAGACTTGCTGGAGACGAGCAGAAGATTGATAAAATGCAAAAACGCATAGATGAATTGGAAGATAAGTTTTCAAGATTGTGTCAGAAATTAGGCATTAACGAAAGCGAGGTGTAGCTTATGGCAATTCAAATGAGACGAGGGGCATACGCGCAGTTTGACCCCTCAAAAATGAAGGCTGGAGAATGGGCGGTATCGACTGACTCTGACACGAAAAAACAGCAGATATGGATGTGCTTCGCGCCCGGAATAGTTAAGCGAATGGGAACTGTTGAGGATTTTGACGTTGAAATTCAAAGACTTATTCAGAGTTACCTTGACGGCATGGCAGAATCCGTATCACAAGCTCAAAAATCAGCACAGACTGCGACAGAAAAAGCTAACTCGGCAAGCAGTTCTGCTTCTCAGGCTCAAAAATCAGCGCAAACTGCTTCGCAAAAAGCAAACGAGGTCGCGCAAGTTTCAGGAAAGATTGATACGGCGGTAAGTCAAGCAAACGCAGCTACAAAGGCTGCAAATGAAGCTGCGCAAAGAGCAGAACAACAAGCCGGACTTGTCGAGCAGAAAGCAAACGGAAGAGGCATTACTTTTTTCGTGACAAGTGCCGGCTTACTTAACGTGAGCAAGGAGGATTAAATATATGAGCGGAATAGACATTATATCAGACACAACAGGTCAAGCGATTGTTGAGAGTATTAAAGCCCTTGGTACAAAATTAAGTGAGGGAAGAGTTATTTATGGTGTTCACATTAATGGGGCGGATAGTAACCCGAAAACAAGAGTCAGATATTTAGCAGACGCAGTAGGCATGACTCCAGCGGCCATGAATTTCACGAGTGGAACTTTTGATTATGGCTCATGGGCGAATGCCTTTTTTATGCCAAAACCATGTATGCTTAAGACAAATGGACAGGTTGACTATTACCTCAACGAGAACGATTTGGCTAAAAAAACAGATGGCAGTGCGTCAGATGTAGCAAGCATTGATTACGATGGAAATGCTATGATGGAATGGGGCAATGGCACAGACATTATATGGTGGAAAATTGCACCCGACAAAGGCAATCCAAACAGTGCAAGCCTTTATGTTGCCAACTACCAAGCTGATAAAGATTTTAAAAATCTAAATTTCATCGACATTAACGGCAATGAAAAATCTCATTTTTATACACCAATTTATAATGGCTCACTTGACGGCAACAATAAGCTACGCTCAATAAGTGGTCAAACAGTTATTAAATCAAAATCAGTCAGTCAAGAAATGACATATGCAAGAGCCAATGGTGCAGGATATGAAATCGAGCAGTATGTTGACAGACTCTTGATTAATATCTTACTTATCATCATGGGAAAATCTACCGACACACAAGATGTATTCGGTCGAGGCATGAGCGAAAATGCCAGTGATGAAAACTTGTTACTTAAGACCGGCACAATGAATGGCAAAGGCTTATTTTGGGGCGAAAATGCTGGAAAAGCCGGAGTTAAAATATTTGGAATGGAGAATTATTACGGCAATCAGTGGCGAAGAACAGTTGGACTTATCCTTGCTAATGGCATAGTGAAAATCAAGCTGTCTCCATCAACAAAGGATGGAAGCAAAGCAACTAACTATAACACTGATGGAACAGGATATATCGAGATACCTAATTCAACTCCTAGTGGTACAAGTGGCGGATATATCAAAGATATGTTATACACGGCATTAGGCATGTTTCCAACATCAATTACAGGCTCATCATCGACCTATTATCCTGATGGCTGTTGGTTTAATATTGCAATTATAGCCTTTGCTCTTTTCGGTGGCGCCCTGGGCGGCGGTCGGCCTTGTGGCGCGTTTTCCGTGGCCTTGAACAACGTGGCCGGTCACGCGGGGTGGCTCGTCGGGGCTTCTCTTTCCTACAAATAACTTGCAACAGGGAAGAGGGAATTTCTGCCTAAGCAGAAAGGGAGAAACCGCGTTTCTCCTAAGAAAATTTGTAACTATAAACGTGTGTGGTTAATTTTATATAAGGGATTTAGTTTGCGCCTTTGCTCTTTTCGGTGGCAACCTGAACAACGGTCGGCATTGTGGCGCGTTTTACGTGAACTTGAACAACGAGGCCGGTAACGCGAGGTGGAACATCGGGGCTTCTGTACCTATCATTCATGGGATAAAATGAATGCAGACTAAATTCCGTACCCCTTGGTAAAAATTAACTCGATGCAAGCTACTGCTAGTAGCAGGAAATAGTCGAACGTGGTAGAGAGGATAGGAAGAGAATACGTATGAGAACATACAGAAATCTATATGCTGAATTTATTTCAGACGAAAATATAAAACTTGCAATTCAAAACTTCTCTAAGGGTAAAAAGAAAAGAAACAAGGTTAGGAAAATTTTATTAGACCTTAATACATACATACCCAAAATTAGAGAATATGCGATTAACTTCACACCTTTTGAGCATAAACCCAAAGAAATATATGACGGAATATCACGAAAGAAACGTAAGATAGTAATACCGACAGTTATGGAGTCAATAGTACATCACATGATAGTGAACGTGCTTAAACCCATGTTTAACAAGGGAATGTATGAGCACAGTTACGGCTCGGTTCCTAAGCGTGGCGGAGCGTATGGCAAGAAGCACATATGCAAATGGATAAGGCAAGGCGGTAAAAATATTAAATATTGCTATAAGCTTGATGTGAAGCAATTTTACGCTAGTATTCCACAGGATAAATTAATTGAAAAGCTTAAATCTAAAATCAAAGATTTTAAATTCATGCGGATTGTTGAAAATGTTATACATTGCGTGCCTAATGGCTTGCCACTTGGCTTTTATACCTCTGTATGGTTCGCTAACTGGTATTTGAGCGAGCTTGACCATGAAATCAAATCACTCGGCATTGAACTGAAATATGCACGTTATGTTGACGATATGGCTATATTTTGTGCAAGCAAAAAGAAATTGCGCAAGGTAAAAGCTGTGATTGATAACAGGCTTGCGAAATTAGGCTTGACAGTCAAGGCAAACTGGCAGATATTTCGCTTTCACTATTTATCCCAAAATCCATATGTTAGCAAGAATGGAAAGACAGCAACATACGGCAGACCGCTTGATTTTATGGGATATAAATTCTATAGGAATAGAACTACCTTAAGAAAAACAATCCTTAAGAAAATAAGAGCAAAAGCAGTTAGAATATGGCGAAAAACAAAGGTTACAATATTTGACTCAAAACAAATGGTTTCCGCTCTTGCGTGGATTAAAAATTGTGATATGTACGATTATTATAAGGAGCATATCAAACCATTTATAGATTTCGGAAAACTAAAACACAAAATTTCAACATTAGACAGAAAGGCAAGGTGTATTGAATATGACAGAATACAAGCTCGTAGAGAGTATGCAATCGGACAAGCCACTTGACATTGACACAATATCTTCTCCGAATATCGTTTATCAGCGAAAAAATATTAAATCGGTTGAAGCAACAGGAAATGAGGACGATTTTACTTACAAGCCTAAGCATTGGGAGTACGAGGAGCGCGAGCTGACACAGGAAGAATACTCGCAGTATCTTATTGCTATGGAACAGGCAAAAGAGATTAACGAGCACTCTGACGAGGAAGCGATAGACAACTATACAAGGCAGTTAATGGATGAGGGGGTGCTTTAATATGAGAATTTTAGTTGAAAGCCTTAAAAGGCTATACGAGAGCGACAGAGTAACCAAAGAAGAACTGCTCGACAGGGTAGCGAGTGGTAAAATATCGCAAGAAGAGTATGAGTACATTACTTCACAATTAGAATAAAAAGGAGAGGAAAACCTCTCCTTAGTTCAATGAAAAATAAAATCAAGCCACATCAGCGCAGAAGCAACAATGCCAAAGATAGAACCACCATGATTGTGTGGAATTTCATTCTTAGATGCTAAATCAATTATTCCGAGAATAATTGAAGCAATAGAGCAACACACAAAAATTAAGCCAAACATAGCAATAAAAAGGTCATTGTCCACCGGAAAGAATCCTATTTTTGTTGCAATAAACATTATAAGCGGAACAGCTATGAGAATACCACTTGTGAAGCTTACTGTTGAATTTTGCTTAACGAATGGCTCATCTTTTTGGCACAACTCTACATAATATTTGGCTGTTTCAAATGAAACCAAAGTCCTTTGCGATATTTCATTACAAGCCATGCCTAAGTTGCCATTATAATGCTCGATTATATCATTAACATTGATTTTTTGGCCATTGATGACGTAGGAATTGCATTTATTTATTTTTGCCACATTAACATCTCCTTTTGTAGTTCTTTTTGCTATTCTATTCTTTACAGTCCATGTTGTCAATATTCGACAAAATAAAACACTTTAAAGTGCTACAGTAATGATGTTCTCAAATAAGAGAACTCTTCAAGTTTCGGTAGGGCGGTAGGCTAATTGGCGGTCTATCGCCCTATTTTGTATCGGCGCCTACAAGCATATGTTCTATAATTGGTTTTAGAAAGTGGGGTTTTAAAAATGGATTATAAGAAAGAAATAATACAGATGATTGAAAAAATAGAAGATGCAGGCACTTTGGGGTACCTGCATACATTCATAAAACTTTTTTTGGAAAAGTGGGGCTAGTCCTCACTTTTTTCTTTTCGAGATAACATAACGTCAATCATGCTTAAAATCGTTTCTTTATCTCTATTGTCTAGTAAAGAAAACTTTTCTAACAATTTAAAATCCTCTTTTGCCATATCGGGAGTTTGCTCTTTTTTCTTAGAAACATCAAATCCCATTAACCACATAGGCTCGACTCTTAAAATCTTACCCATTTTACCACTGCTTATATTAGATGGTGCATGAGAGCCACTAAGATATTGACTAATAGAAGCTTTGCTCACACCGGACCTGTCAGCCAGTTCTTGAGGCTTCATATCCAAATCAGATAACGCTTCTTTTAATCTTAAAGCAGTAATTTCGTTTTTCACTTCATTTCACTCCTTTCCTATTTGATAAATCAATCATAACACAAAGATGTTAAACTTTCAACAAAAAAGTTAAACTTTATCAAACTTTTGTGTTGACATTCAAGTTAAACAGTGTTAAACTAAGCGTGTGTTAAAGAAAGGAGGTAAAGCAAATGCCATATAGATATGACAAACTAAGAGGACGAATAATTGAAAAGTGTGGCAGTCAAGCCAAGTTTGCCGATAAAATAGGCTTATCACAGAATAGTGTATCAAGGAAGTTGAATTGCGATGTGGGTTTTTCACAGACTGATATGCTTAACTGGGGAGCCGTATTGGATATTCCACAGGCAGAGTATGGCACTTATTTTTTTAACTGAAAAGTTAAATGGAGTTAAACTTAGGAAAGGAGATGAAGAGGTGGATACAAACGACATTCATAAAACTTGTGAAGAGATAATGGGAAATTGCAAAAAGGCAAACACCATGTCAAACATAGCGATTGTCTGTGGAATTCTTTCAATATTAATCAATGTCCTAACTGGGATAGATAAGATAGAAAGCTTTGCACGGTCTTTATTATCTTATCTGCATTAATAAAAACAGAAAGAATTAAAGATAATACTGAAACTATCGTAGATATGTTTGCCCGTACCGCAGAAGTGACAGATGCTTTACTAGCTTTTTGAGATTCTTTAATAGCTAGTTCAGCTTGCGTTTTGGAACTTTCTGCAATTTCTTTAGCAGAATCAGCCTGAGATTTAGCACATTGAGCCATATCGTGAAGTTCCTTGCTTGTCTTTTCGAGATAAGCAGACTGGCTTTCTAAGAGCTCAATTGGGGATTTGCCTTTTTCATATGTAGGCGCTTCAATTTTAGGAATTTTGTGTTGCGGAAATAATTTATCCATATTTGGGTAATTTGGTTTGTATTGCATAGTGACCTCCAATATTTTTTATACCATATACATTTTGAAGTCTTTCAACGCATTGGTACTACACAATGCTTCTTTAAATGTTCCGTCACTTATGCAGTTTAAGTTCAGCAGTTTAATCGCCATTAGCTGACGGATTGAGAGGAGTATCTAGCGTAGCACGGCATATTACCGGAAATGCCAGCCATGATTTTTTATCGAGCTTTACTGCCCAAAATGCGCTACACCGATTGCTACATTTTAAATGCGACCTCGCAAATATGGAACAGGCAAAATCAAAATTGCTTTCAAGGTTTTTACCTCCTAGCGTATTTTGCCTAATATGGCGCTTTTATTGTAACGAATTTCCTAACTATTGTCAAGAAAGGAGATGGGAAATTGAATAAGAAAAAACGACAGGCGAGCTTTAAAAAACTTGATACGCTCATAAAAGCTAGAAACGTTTCGTTTTACAAACTGTCGGAGGAACTCGGAATGGCACGAAGTACTTTTTCGGATTGGAAGTCAGGAAAATCAATGCCAAAAACAGACAAGCTAATTAAGATTGCTAATTATTTTGGCGTAGAAGTTTCTTATTTTATTGAGTAGAAAGGAGAAAACATGAACGATTTACAAATTTTTGAAAATTCAGAATTTGGTTCAGTAAGAACAATAACAGTTGACGGAGAACCTTATTTTGTGGGAATTGATGTAGCTGATAAGCTGGAGTACCAAAATGGTAGTCGAGATATAAATGCCCATGTTGATGAGTGCGACAGAAAAGTTATTTCTTTATTCGATGGCAAGCAGAATAGAAAAACAACAATAATCAACGAGAGTGGCTTTTATTCATTAGTATTTCAAAGCAAGATGAAGAAAGCTAAAGAGTTTAAACACTGGGTTACATCAGAGGTACTTCCGTCAATCAGAAAAACAGGCAGTTATGGTATGCCAAAGACAACAGGTGGTCAGATACAGCTTTTAGCACAGGGCTATACAGAATTAGAGCAGAAAGTAAACGACATCAAAGATGATGTGAGCGAGCTTAAGGAAAATGTACCACTTTACAGTTGCGATATTGATGAGATACAACAGCATGTTAATCGCAGAGTTGTAAATATCCTTGGTGGCAAGCAGAGCGAAGCATACAGAGATAACAGTATCAGGCACAAGACATTTTCTGATATATGGACGCAGTTAAAGCGTGAGTATGGTTGCGTATCTACTTACAAGAGTATTAAGAGAAAGTATATAGACGATGTGCATGAGTTCATTGATTGTTATGTCGTGCCTAAGTATCTTGATGAGCTTATTCATGACGCAAACGCTCAACAGAGTTTTGCATAGCGAGGTGATTTTGTATGAGAAAAAGAACTTTAAAAGAGAAGTTTTACACAGGCTGTGGCTATTCGATTTTCGGAGCATTAGCTTTTGCATTTTTCCTTGGATTATCGGTGGCATACGGAATTAAGACAGCGAGTATCATCGTTGGAGCAATCGTAACAGTATTTTGGCTGATACTGATTGCAATATGTCTCATAGAGGAGGGCGAACCGCATGAGAAGAAAAAGGATATTGATATTATCGACTTTAATAATTGGAACTATGACCTTAAAGCCAATAGCAGCGAAAGCAGATAGCAAAGTTGAACTGACAGCCGGTGTTTCTTCCTATTTAAATGATGTAATGCTAGGGAAGATTGAGCCAACAGTAGTTCAGAATGAGCCGGTTGTAGTTGAACAGACCTATGAAGAGCCAACAGTTCCAACTTGCCGTAAGAAATACAGTTGTAGCCGATTTAGGAAGCTAGGGCGAGTCAGATACGGCGATTACACTTATACGTGGTACTCACAGAGAGTGTTACCTGGAGGCGGTTTAAATATTCCAGGTAGACATCTAAATGAGCATGGGCTTGTAGTTGATGAAAACGAGTATGTAGTAATTGCAAGTGATGATTTACCACATGGAGTTGTGGTTGATACTCCTGTTGGCATACAAGGGATTGTATATGACGAAGGGAGCGGGAATGGAAATCTTGACATCTACTGCGATTGGTAGCCAATTGAAACGTCAGAGTGCTAACGATTACCTACAAGAACTATATCGAGCTAAGCGGCACAAGGACAAATCGTTTGACTTTCAAGCGTTATTAGATAAAGAAATGGAGAAGCTAAATGAGCAACAATGTAAGACGAATTAGGCTAGGCGATACAAGATACAGATTGAAGCCACTAACAAGAGAGCAGAAGCTATTGCTCAACAAGGCTCATTACGTGCCGAGTGAGTGGCTTTTTGTATCGGAGTCGGACTCATACTTAAGAGTAGTTAAAAAATCAAGCCTGCATGGAAATTTGATTTTAAAAACCATAAACAAATAGAAGGAGAGGAAATGCAATGAAGATTACACACATTTTTGCGCAGAATTTTTGTAAATTCTATGGCAAAAACACATTAGACACAGATTTTTCAATGAAAACTGTATTGTCCGGTCAGAATGAAGTCGGCAAATCGACAGTTAAGAGAATTATTCTTGATGTACTGAATTGCCACGATGAGAATGACAGAGAGATTACAGGCATAAGACCACATGATGAAAACGGAGTTGAGATTGATGATGTTGACATTGTAAGAGCTGTTACCTTTGAGATTGACGGAAAAGCAAAGACTTTGAAAAAGGTTACAAGGCAAGGAAGAAATAAGGACGGCGAAGTTTGTTCAGGACACACAGATTACTATGTCAATGATGTTACATACAAAATGGTTGAATACAACGAGTTTATTAATGATAATATCGCAGACCTTAAGATATTGCCATTTTGTCTTAACGCTATGACGTTGTTACTTAAGTCACCAACAAATCAAAGAATAGCCCTCTCAACTTTTTTTGGTACACACAAAAATCCTGAAATCTGCGATATGTTTCCACAGTTTGCCGAACTTAAGCCAATGTTTGACGACGGGGACGTAGACCAGCTCAAAAAAGTGTGTCGTGGCAAGCTAAACGGCACAGGCGGTAGGAATGGCTCAAAAGGACTCGTCAAGGAAAGAGACGAAATCTCAACAAGGATTGATACAATCCATTCCACCAATGAGTATACAGACCTTGCAGAGCTTGAATTGCAAAAGAAAACCTATGAGCCGCAACTTAAGGAAATTGAAGATAAGCTGTCCGACTACAATAAGATTTTAGAGAGCAAGCAGAAAGCTACAGAGGACATTATGAACCTTAAATTTGAGCTTTCAGATATGGAGAGAAAAGCCAATGCCGACAATCAGAAAAAGCGCATGGAACTACAGTTACAGACTGACGGCTTCAATGCTTCAATCCACAAAACAGAGTCAATGATAAGAGCTAAAAAGGCTAACATTAAAAACTTTGAAGGTACGGTTAGAATTTACACAGAGAACTTAGCAAAGGTACGTGCTGACTGGAAAAAAGCAAAGGCACTTTCCTTTGATGAAAGCAGTGTTAATTGTCCGATGTGCGGTCAGAGATTGCCGGAAGATACAATAGAGAGTTTGAGAACTGATTTTAGTGATAAAAAATTGAAGAAGCTTAAAGCGCTTGAGGATAAGGGCAATTCATTATCAAGTGACAGCAAGGAATTCAAACAGGCTATTGAGGACAAGAAGAAAGAAATAGCTGACCTTGAAGCAGAACTTAAGGAGCTGACAGAAAAGCGTGATACTGTTGCTAACGAGTTTGAACGTGATAACATCGCTAAAGAGCTTGGAATGGTACCTACTGATATTGATATGACAGGCAACAGTGAGTATCAGGAGCTTAAAACTAAAATCGAGGAAAAAGAGAAAACTCTTGCAGATGAAAATGATACATCGGAGCTTATCAGAAAGCTTAAAAACGAGCGAAACGAACTGTTAAGGCAAGTTTCATCAGTCAACACCAAGATTGAGCTTGGTGTAGCAAATAACAAGCGTATAGACGATAGTATAGCTGACCTTGAAACAAAGAGAACCGACCTCAATCAGGAGATTGCCGATTGGGAAAGAAAGCTTGATTTGCTGAAAGAGTTTACTCGCAAGAAGAATGAGCTTTTACAGGCTGATGTTAATAAGTATCTGAATTTTGCCACAGCAAAGCTTTTCAGACCGCTCTTAAATGGTGATACCGAGGAGTGCTGCGACTTTGTATACAATGGTGAAGCATATGCAAGAAATCTCAATCATGGTGCAAGGATGTTAACGGAAGTTGACATATGCCGAGCTTTTCAGAAAGTGGCAAGCGTTAATTTCCCAATTATTATCGATGATACAGAGAGCGTTGATGATTGGAGAATACCACAGATTGATAACCAGCTAATCTTGTTAAAGCATACACAGGACAAAGAGCTTGTGATTGAGGAGATGTGATATGAGCAATGATAATTACATTGTAGAGCGTGAGTTTGAACACGCAGGATATAAATGTGTCGTTACATTCAATGTGATGGGGCATAGGTGCGGATATGTAGGCATTCCTAAAAACCACCCTTTATATGGCAAAAAGTATTCAGACTATCTTGAAATTAAGAAAGCAGATGTCGGAGACCGAAAAATAAGCGGTATTTTTCCTTTGCTTGGAGCTTGCCTTGATGAAGACGAAAGAATACGAATTGAAGCATATTTTTCATGTCACGGCGGTATTACCTTTGCGGATGGCGGAGAAAATTCAAACTATCCAATAGAAAGTGATTTATGGTGGTTTGGTTTTGACTGCACACATTGTGACGATGCAAAAGAACTTGAACTCGCTTATGAGAGATTTCCTAATTACAGAGAAGCCCTTGCTATGCAGATTGAGTGTGAAGATAGATTTCGCACTGATGGCACGATAGTTTGCACAGAAGAATATGTGGCAGAGGAGTGTAAGAAGTTAGCAGAACAGTTAAAAGAGTTTGAAGAAAGTGAGGTATAGAGATGATTAAGGCAAAAGACGGAGAAGTTACATTTAGAGGTATAAAAAGCCGTGTTATGGCAGAGGCAGTTACTGTTTTACGTGCGCTTAAAGAGACTGTTTCAGAGGAAGAGTACAAAATGGTAATTAGGCTTGCTGATAAAAGCGAGGAACAGGTGAAAGATGAAGCCGAGAGAGCGAGAGAAACGCTCAAAAAGTTACTTGGATTATAGGAGGTATAGAAATGAGTATTAAGAAGAGAAATTATTACATGAGTGGTAAAAAGCACACTGTAGAGCTTAAGTATGACGGATATATGTATACAGTCATATCTGACGGAGTTCTAATCAAGCAGACACCTAATGAACTGTTTGCGGTTCAGGTTTTTAATGAGATTTAGGAGGAATAATTATGGCGGAGAATACACAGATAGTTGAGTATGAATCAAATGGGGAAATGGTAAAAATTTCTCCAACAATGATAAAAAGATATCTTGTAAGCGGCGGCGGCAATGTATCTGACGGAGAAGTAATGATGTTCATGTCATTATGCAGATACCAGCACTTAAATCCGTTTTTGAGAGAAGCATACCTTATTAAGTATGGAAGCAACGACCCAGCCACAATAGTTACTGGAAAAGATGTTTTTACAAAGAGAGCCAATGCTGACCCACGATATAAGGGAAAGAAAGCAGGAATTATTGTAATTAAAAAGGACGGAGCTGTTGAAGAGCGAGAGGGAACAATGGTTTTACCTAACGAAACTATCGTAGGTGGCTGGGCGAAAATCTTTATTGACGGAAAAGAGGACGAGTATCAGTCGGTAGGTTTTGATGAGTATGCAGGAAGAAAAAAAGATGGTTCGCTTAATAGCCAATGGGCGAAAAAGCCAGCCACAATGATTAGAAAAGTAGCTGTTGTACAGGCTTTAAGAGAAGCATTTCCAGATAGATTTCAAGGCTTATATGCACAAGAGGAATTTCAAAATGTATCAGATGTAAAACTTGATACAGAAAAGGTTGTTGCTGATGAAATCAAAGAAAACGCAAACACAGTAGATTTTGACGAGGACAACATAATTGATGTAGAGCCGACCGACACAGCCGACAAGCAGTCAGAGGAACTACCGCCGTTCATGCAGAGCGAGGAGGACTGATATGAGAGTAATTTCACAGCATGGCAATGTTGATTTGCCTTATGAACAGATAGTTGTGTGTCACGCAATGGAGAGCGTTATAGCACTATACAATGGAGAAAAATATGTATTAGGCGAGTACTCTTCCAAAGAGAAAGCGTATAAGGCTATGGAAATGTTGAGAGAAGCATGGATAAATGAAGCCATAGAATTTACGCATGGAATTTACCATAGAAATATTGTTTTTCAGTTCCCGCAGGATGATGAAATCGAGGTGTGAGTATGAGAATTATTAAAGGCAAAGAGAAAGAATACAAGGATTGGTACGACAAGAATAGTGACGAATACAGCAGAGCTTGCTTCACTTATGCTGAAAGGTGGGCTGAACTGTTAGAAGCAGAAATTGACAAGAGCAATGATGTTATGAAGTGCTTTGTTGATAATGCAGACAGATTGAGCCGTGAAGCAGACACAGAGGGCATAACAGGATTTATGTACGGCTGTGCAGTTAGTATTCTTTCGCAGTGCTGGGAATACGGAGAGTATTTGAGAAAGTGGCATAACAAAAAGTATGACTATGACGGAGACGGAGCTGTAAATCTGGCAATTATAACAGTAGGGTGAAATGATGAAGCTTAAATGTATAGCAACAGGAAGTACAGGGAATTGCTACACCCTAACTTCCAACAGTGGAGAAACACTTATCCTTGATTGTGGAATACCGATTAAGGAGATTAAAAAAGGCCTGAATTGGCATATAAGGGGGATTACGGGTGTGATTATAAGTCACACCCACCTCTAGACCATAGCAAGTCGTTAAACGATTTTAAATCAATGGGAATACCAATTTATGCACCATATATACAATACGCACAACACGAGGGCATACATTGTTATCACACGATACCATTTAGCGGTTTTAAAGTTAAGGCATTTGACCTAACGACAATAGACGGAAGCTGGGCACATACTAATGCAAACGGCGAGCCCTGTCCGATATATGGTTTTCTGATTACTCACAAGGAAATGGGGAGAATGCTTTACATTACCGATTGTGAATTAATCAAGTGGAAATTTAGAGACATAAACCACATTCTCTTAGGTGTGAATTACGACAAGGATTTAATCGACAGAGATAACCAAAGTAAAGCTAATCACGTATTCAGAGGTCATTTAAGTATTGACACAGCTTGTGATTTTGTTAAAGCGAATTATTCAGACAGCTTGCAGAATGTCATTATGTGCCATCTATCAAGTGAAAATTCTGATAGAGATAGTTTTATTGAGAAGATGAAAAAAGTTGCTTATGGGGCAAATGTAGATGTTGCGGAGCGTAATAAGGAATGGGTTTTAAGAAAAGGAGATGAATGTCCGTTTTGAGCAGATATACAAACATTATTTCAGGCGAAAAGTATATGACCGAACAGAACGCATTAAGACATTATATTTCCAAAGCTCACAAAGCACAAAAAAGACAGAATTTTGAGGAAATGTATTCTTTATACAGCGAAGCAACGAAGTATATCAATGTTGATTTTTGTTACAAATGTGTAAATGACGATTTTGGATATTGCGGTTTAAGACACAAGAAAACAACATGGGTAGAAAGATTTATGAAATATTGTTTTGATGGATTTATACGAGACATGGAACATAAATTAAAGTGCTTGCAGAATCCTAGCGAGCGTCCATTTTAGAAAGAAGATTATATGCCAAGAGTTTCTTTTGGACAGGAGGTGTGAATGAGAAACTTTTATAGCGGTATCAGTAATGATAAAACACAATTTTTGATAAATATGAATTGGTATAAGGACAATGATGTAGAGGCTTGTTTTAACCATAGTAAAATTTTTCATGGATTGCCTAAAAATTGCAGTATTGAAAAAAATGATTTTGAATTAGTATATTTAAAATTTGAATGGATTGGCAATACATATTACCCACAAGAAAGTGATAAAAGTGAAGGGCAACCAATTAGGGTATATAAAATCAAGATGTAAATAATAAATTCTGAAAAGGAAAAATATCCTAATGCAGAACAGAAATACAGATTTGAATTAGTAGAAAGTGAGAAAAATAATGAACATTGTAACATTAATCGGCAGATTAACTAGGGACCCTGAGATTAGATATTCACAGGGTGAAAATGCAATGGCAATAGCAAGATTTACACTTGCCGTTGACAAGAATTTTAAGAAGAAAGACGATAAGGCAAATTTCATTAACTGCGTGGCTTTTGGCAAAATAGCTGAAACAGTAGAAAAGCACGTATTTAAAGGCTCAAAGATAGCAGTTATCGGTGAGTGGACTACAGGCAGTTACAAGAATAAAGACGGAAACACAGTCTACACTAATGATTGCAACATATCTAAGTTGGAATTTTGCGACAGTAAAAATTCAAGTGGCAGTGCAGAGCCACAGCCAAAACCCGATGATAGCTTTATGTCAATACCTGATGGTATTGACGAGGAATTACCATTTAACTAAGAGTCGGTTTATTACAGGGCAGTCAATAACGGCTGTCCTAGAAAGGAAAAATAATGGATTATACAAATAAAATATTTGCAAATATTGCAAAGGATATGTCGGAGCAAAAAGATATTGCAGTTGTAAGAGCGTTTGTATTTCAGATTACAGAACTGCTACAGAAAAACGGCATTATACCGATATGCAGCGAAAGATACATAAATCTTAACCCTGATGTGCCGAATTACAGTTCTGTCAGAAGAGTCGCTGTTTCGTTTGATAAGCTTGATTGCACCAAGCATGACCGAAAAGTTAGAAAACAGGCATACAGAGATTTTATCAAGGAATTTGAGAGCAGAGTTAATTCAAAAGATATATCTGAAAAACTCTTTGAAACTGAATGCATATTATTGGAGCGTGATAAGAATGAGATTGATTGACGTAGACACACTAAAGAAAGATTTAAAATCGGTTACTTTAAGTAATGGAACTTTACTCAATACAAATACAGTATTGCTATTACTGGATAAATATCCGACCGCTTATGATGTAGACAAAGTTGTGGAACAGTTGGGGGAAAGAAGCAAAGAATATAATTCTGGTGTGCGGTTGCACGGAAAACCGGAAGAAATGCTTACTGATGAAGCAATTGAGATAGTAAAGGCAGGTGGTAACGCTTGAATTATCAGAACATAGCAAGAGCCAAGGCGATAGAACAGGAAAACAAAAAGCGGCTATTGAAGCTGAATCCAAAGCTGAATGACAGGAGTGGGATTTACTTCCTACTCCGAGAAGATGAAAACGGATTTAAGTATGCGTATATCGGACAGGCGGTACATACACTTAGCAGATTGGCAAGCCACCTTGTAGGTTATGCACAGCATATAGACCTTAGTTTGAAACGCCATAAGCTGTACGACAAAGAGAAAAATCCTTATGGCTGGCGAGTTGAGTTTCTGAATTTCCCCGAAAGTCAGCTTGACGAGAAAGAGAAGTATTACATCAAGCTATATGCTGATAAAGGCTATCAGCTTAGGAATGTCAGTTTAGGCGGTCAAGGAGAAAATCGTGCTAGTGGTTCAATAGGCGAGAGAAAAGCACCTAAAGGCTATATGCAGGGCGTACAGCAAGGTAAAAAGGTGTTAGCGAGGGAATTATCGTCTATCGCAGAAAAGCACCTTAAAATCGAATTGAGAGAAGATAAGCAGCATAACAAGGTGTCACAGAAACAGTATGAGAAGTTTATGGATTTGTTGAAAGTGGGTGAAAGTGAATGACAAAAGTGGAAGAATATTTAAACAAGGCGAAAGAAAAATACGCAGAGGCAGAAAAATACAGAGAGCTTGCCAATAGCTGTTTTAAAAGTAGTGACGATTATAAACTTGCATATAGGTTGGAAAGTGTAGATAGGGTTTTGGATTTTATTCGCGGTGAATACAGAGCAGGCAGAATTTGCGACCTTGAAACATTGTTATGTCACTGCCAAAACAAGCTGAATGGCAACATTGACGGAACGGAATTAACGCTAGACAAAGGCGAACCTTTTGAGATATTGAAAGTGGGTGAAGTAGATGGCTAAAGCAGTATTGGTTATGGATATGCCGGAATCGTGTTTTGGCTGTAATTTATGTCATATTGACGATTGGGAAGACAGAGCAACATGTCAGGCATATGAGGCAGCAAAAGAAGTTAATTCTGACATATTTGAAAAACCGGAGTGGTGTCCACTTCGGGAACTGCCGAAGAAGAAAGAAGAGTTTGAACTACGGGAGTGCAAAGGCTCCGTGAAAGGGACATGGAAAGTCCCATTGATTGAGAATAAGGGCTTTAATGCCTGTTTGGATGAAATTTTAGAGGAAAGGAAAGCGAGTGATTCAGAATGAATTTACTTGAACACTATGTAACAAATATAACTCACGAAGAAGCTATCGAGAAGAACGGAATGCTGTTTTTCAAGGTTGTATGTGATGTTGATTGCTATGGTAACAAAAAGGTTCAGACAGAAGTTTTACTTTCAGAAGATGATTATGCAGAAGCTAAAAGTAAGGGCTATTATTTAGCCTAAAAAGAGAGGTAAAGCGGAATGAAGATTTTAAGTAAGAAGAAGTGTGAAGAAATTCTGAAAAGAATTACTGCAAATGAAATTATTCAGGCAGAGTACGGACTACACGATATGGAAGCGGAAACAAAGGCAACGGAAAATAGAGCAGAAATAGCTTTTATTATCGGTGGTTTCAAGGGTATGAATAAGGTGCAGAACACGTTGAGAAAAAGGTATAACAATATAAACCACGAGGGAAAAGATTAAAATACATCAACCGAAACTTGAAGAAAATAGGAGATGATGATATGGCGATATACAGAAATGTCCAGTTGTCATTTTGGACGGACAATAAAATCTTAGATGATTTTACACCGGAGGACAAGTACTTTTACTTATACTTACTCACTAACCCACATACAAACATATGCGGTTGTTACGAAATAAGTTATAAGAGTATGTCGGACGATACAGGCTATAACAAAGAGACAATTATAAGATTACTTGAAAGATTTGACAAAGTACATGGTGTCATTAAGTTTAGCCCGAGTACAAAAGAAGTGCTTATTTTGAATTGGTATAAGTATAATTGGAGTAAGTCAAACAAAGTACTTACAGGAGCATGCAACGTAGCAAAATACATCAAGAATGAAAGCTTTAAAAAATACATTTTTGACACCATTGAGAGCGTTAGAAATAATACCTTAAATATACCCTATGAATACCCTATGGAGACATCTGTTTCTGATACTGATTCTGTATCTGATACTGTTATTAATAATATAGATAATAATAAAGAGATATATATAAATATTATTAACTATCTAAATAATAAATGTAATACAAGATATAGATATAATACTCCTAATACCAAAAAGCATATTAAAGCAAGACTTAATGAAGGATATACAGAGCAGGACTTTTATACAGTTATCAGCAAAAAGGCTGATGAATGGCTTGGAACAGAACAGGAGAAGTACTTAAGACCCGACACTTTGTTCGGAACTAAATTTGAAAGCTATCTGAATCAGCAGATTAGCAAAAGCACACAATCAAATAAGCAATCATCACAACTTGATAGAATTTTAGAAAGTTTGAGAGGTGAGACGATATGACGGAAGGGGAGGCAAAAAAACTTTTCGCAGTTATGACAGTGGCATATCCAAATTACAGAATTGATGATATTGAATGCACAGCTAAGATATGGGCGGACTTTCTTGGAGGATATTCATACGAGCAGGCGAATATGGCGCTTAGAACATACATAACAACCGACACAAGCGGATTTGCACCGAGCATCGGCCAGCTAATCAACAAACTGCATGAGGTTCAATCCCCACAGGAGCTTAACGAAATGGAAGCGTGGTTCCTTGTTAGCAGGGCACTACGAAATGGCTATTATGGTGCAGTTGAAGAATTTAACAAGCTACCACCACTTGTACAAAAGGCTGTCGGGAGTCCTGATAATCTTAGAAACTGGGCGCTGACGGACAGCAAGAGCATTGAAAACGTAGTGCAGTCAAACTTTATGAGAACTTATAGGGTCGTTGTTAATCGAGCAAAGGAATATCAAAAAATGCCAAAGGACATAAAGGCATTGATTGAAAGTACCAATAGAAGCTCGTATTCAGCTCAAATCGGCACTAAAAATCAACGTACGATAAAATTATCACTCGAAGATAATAAAAGCCAAAATAAGCCAATTAAAGGTGTTCCAATGCCAAAAGAAATTAAGGAACGTATCGAGCAGATGAAAAGATAGGAGGAAAGAGGTTTGTGCGCACAATTAAAGCCGGCTTTACTCCTAGCAAAAAATGATAAAAGACAAGTATTCAAGGCAGAGATATGAAGAACGAAAAGCCAGTAACCTTTGCGTGCTTTGTGGAAAACCGCTTGATAGAGAAGGCGTGGTTTGTACGGCATGTAACAGTAAACGCACAGCATATGGCAGAGAGCTTTACAAGAAATTACAGGCAGTTGGTGTTTGCCCTAGGTGTGGCAAAAACTTGCTGTATGGGGATGAAAAAAGCTGTGTTGAGTGTAGGGCAAAATCAGCCGAATCCATGTCAAAGATACGTGCTAATGATGTTGAAAAATACAATGAGCGACAAAAAGCATGGCGAAAAGCGCGATACGAAAAAGACAAGAAAAATGGCATATGCACACGCTGCCGTAAAAGGAAAGCTGACCCGGGGCATACCACTTGCACATTTTGCAGAGAAACAATGAGAAGAGCACGCGTTAAAATGCCTGAAAGAACCGGCAGATATGAACAAGGACTATGTTTTTTCTGCGATAATCCGGTGAAGCCCGGATATAAGGTTTGTGAAATGCACTATCAGAAGAATGTCAAGAATGCAACTTGCGAAAAGGCAAACTTGGCACGACAGAAAATAAAAGAAAGGAGTCCACAATGGACGCCTTGAAAGATTTTTACGATTTTTACCGACCACTGCAAAGGAAATATGGCTTGCAAATGATTTACAAAACCAATAGCAAGGAAGCAAAAATAACTATCCGGTGGCACGGTAAAGAGATTGTAAAAGTCACAGAAGAAACTACAGAAGCCTGCTTTAGCAGAACGAAACGAGAACTTGAAGAAAGAATGAAAAAATATGAGCAACAAACTGAAACCAAAGAAAAAGCACAAAGAGCCGGATTTTACATGGACAAAATCCGAAAGAGTTACGCTGAAAAGCAGTAATAACCGCAGAAAGCTCGTAAGTCGGTCTTTCACAGACTTTATGGACTTAGGATACTATGTACTGTATTTACATCATGGGTTTGGCAATAAGCGCATTGTAAGGCTTGAAAGAACCATAAATGAGTACCTTGAAAGGGCACAGACTGAAAAAGAAATGAAAACCGAAACGCTTGCCGAACTTTTGAAAGTCAGATACGGCATTGATGTGCAGAAAGAAATTAATTTAATCCCGATGCAACAGTTGATTAGGATTTATCAGAGGAATAATCCACTTACAATAAACGACACGAGACAGCTTTTAAATGACACGGCATACAGCTACATGGTTTTAGCATGTACGGCACTTAAACTAATGTTTAAATTGTCGGTTAGGGAAATTAAAGAGTTTATCGCAGAATTTAGGGACTTAATCGATACGCTGTATAAATTTAATCAATTCGGTCTGACATTGCCAAAGGTGGCACAATGCCTTGCCGATGAGGCTAATTACGTTGATGAAAGGTACATAAAGGTGATTGATTAATGACTTACGCATAGGATAACGACAGCGCTCAAAATGCTCACATAAAGCAGATGAGAGACGATAGGCAGAAAGCCTACATGGAAACGCACAGAGACAATAAGGCATATGAGAGATTTAAACATATGCCGGATTATGGGAAAGGAGTACAAAACTATGACAAATAGAGAGAAATTTGCAGAACGGATTTTAGATATTGCTTGCAGTGGTGGCAGATTAGCAGTTAACAAAGCAACATTAGAGCCGATAGCGTGCAACAGCTTAGAGTGCAGAGATTGTTTATTCTATACTGAATGTTGCAAAGGCACAAGAAAAAATGGGCGAATAGCGAATACGTTGAACCACCAATTGACTGGTCAAAAGTTGCAGTCGATACGCCAATACTGGTAAGAGACAGTGCCAACTTAGAGTGGGCTAAAAGGTATTTTGCGAAATATGAGAATGGAAGCGTTTTCACTTGGAGCGATGGAGCAACATCGTGGAGTAGCGAGGGGTATACAACAGCATGGGTACTAGCTAAACTTCCGGATAAGGAGCAGTAATGGAGAGATTAACATATAGAACAGAACTAGGAGCCAGTATAGACAAAAACGAAGATTGCCCTACTTGTAGCATATGTTGGAATTGTAATATTCCACCAAGAAACTGTTGGTATATTAGTGACGCACTTAAAAAACTTGCCGATTATGAGGACTTAGAGGAACAAGGCGGACTTGTTAAATTACCTTGTAAAGATGTGTATTTCATTGTTGATATAAACAATCCCAAGTATGCAATGGTTATGAAAAGACCTATAAGAGAACTTGCGATATACGAGATTGAGGATATTGACAAGGAAAATTGCAAGTATCTTTCCACAAAAGAAAAAGCAGAAGCAAAGTTGAAAGAATTGAGAGGTGGAGAATGAGTACAGGAATGAATTTGGAAGAAGCGGAAATCGTAGCAGATAACATTGGCGCATCACTATATTATGACGTCTACAGTAAAGCACTCGATGATTTGTTAAATTCTCTTCCGGATTGTGATTATGTCGGAATAGAACGTCTTGTTTGCTTGGTGGAAAAGTTAAAGAGAGGTGGGAAGAATGAAAGTAGTAATTGACATACCTAACGATTTCACAGGAGATTATATTGCTGACAAATTCAGAGATTTCTTTTCAAGGGTTATTGCGGATATTGATTGCAAAGGTATGTGTGGCAGATACGAAAAAGAAATTGCTGAAATGTTTTTAAAAGCATTTGACGATAGCGAAGAAAAGATTTCTTGCAACTGCCAGCACAACAGCAACCCAAGAGATAGTGAGCCTTGTTGCAGATGTGATAGCATAACAGCAAATATGAATAAAGCTAAGGTGAATAGCTTAGAAATAATCGCACGAATGCTAGACGATAAGCCTTATTATGAATTGAAGTACAGACAGGTTGGTAAAAAGGATTATTCTATCGGATATAGCTCTTACGATTTAAAAACTGTATTAGGTTGCATTGATGAATATTTTGAGATTGTGGAAAGCGATAAACAGACCAATGCCGACAGGATAAGGAATATGTCGGATGAAGAATTAGCAGATTTCAATCTTTGTCCACATATGGTTAATTGGAAAAAAGGAAACTATGATACGTGCGTCCATCCAAATGACAAAGATTCGTGTAAAAAATGTATGTTAGATTGGCTTCAATCAGAAGCAGAATAGGAGAGAATATGAGAATATTTAAAAACGTAGACGAAAAATTAAAAGAGATTGGATTCAACAAAATCTGTGAAGATAAGCATGGTGCTCAATATGAACGCTACAATACAAAGTACAATTATTGGCAGCGCGTTGACATTTGGCATAAAGCTTCAGGCCGTCATATTTTACAGTCGTATGACAGAGACTTGATGGACGAAAAGAAGATTGGAAACACTTGTGTTGGCCTTACAGGATATGAAATGAAGCTTTTTCTTAAAAAAATGAAAAAGCTAGGACTTTACAGCAAAACTGCGGGAATCGAGGGATAACATGACAGAAAGTGAAAGACTTATAAAAAATGAGACAGAAGCTATTGAATGTCTTAAAAGTAATAAGCCAACAAGTGGCTATGTGATGTTGCAAGAATCTATTGATATGGCGATTAAGGCACTTGAAAAGCAAATCCCAAAGAAACCGAGAAAAACCGATTCGTACAGAGGTATGTTAATAAGAGTATATGCTTATGCATGTCCTACTTGTGGAAATGCATGTTTAGAAAAATACATGAACGAACGGCAGAATACAATGTTTTGTTGGAATTGCGGTCAAAAATTAGACTGGAGAGATGCAGAATGACCAGCATAACAACAGTAGTATACACTGCCCTCATAGTATTCGGGATAATCGGTCTGACAGAGGTAGCGTTTACATGGTACGACATTCGTGGGCGAGACAAGACTAATGATGATATACAAGAGCAGTGGTGTAGTGAAAATATTAAACATTAATTAATTTATCAGAAAGGAATAGGTTGTCGCGACATAAAACCGAGGTTTCCTTTTGGCGGATTTAGAATGATAGTACATTGTTTATTTGAACAGTCGGGCACATTCAAGAATGCTTTCAAAAAGTATGGAATTGAAGCCTACGACTATGATATTCAGAATGAATTTAACGAAACTGACTATGTTATTGACCTTTTTAAAGAGATTGAGGGGGGGTATCAAGGTGAGCCGAGTTTGTTTGATAAGATAAGCCCTGATGATTTGATATTTGCATTTTTCCCTTGCATAAGATTTGAAAATCAGATAATGCTGTGGTTCAGAGGGCAGTCGGCAAGTCAGAAAAAATGGTCTTTAGAAGAAAAATGCGAATTTGATATGAATTTGCTTAAAGAAGTTTCACTTATGTATGATTTGGTAAACAAAATGTTTATTGTTTGCACGAGAAAAGGATTAAAACTAGTAATGGAGAATCCTTATTCAGAAGAACATTTTTTAAGGCGGTATTGGTGTTATTCCCCGGCGGTAATTGACAGAGATAGAAGAGATAGCGGAGATTACTTTAAAAAGCCTACGCAATATTGGTTTTTGAATTGTGAACCACAGAACAATCTTATTTTTGAGCCAATTAGTTATAACGCTATCGAATGTAAGGACGCTATAAGAGCAATGGCTAAAGAGCATTATGTAAAAACAGGGGCAAATAATAAGAAAACGGCAAGGTCAATGATACACCCACAGTACGCAGATAGATTTATCAGACAGTATATTCTTGATGAAGAAATATGGAGAGGCAAACAATGAAACACTACAAACCAATTAAATGTGTAGTCTGTAGCAAGATATTTACACCGACCGCAGCCAACCAAAACACGTGTTGCGAAGCACATAGACAGCAGAGAGCTACGGAATTAAGAAAAATCAGAGAAAAGAAAAGACTTAAAAGAAAGCCCATTAAGAAAAACAAACTTGCGGAAATCTGCGAGATTGCTAAAAGTAAGGGAATGAGCTACGGACAATATATGGCAGAGCAATATAAAAAGGAAGTGATGATAAGATGAATAGCAGAACTATAAGTGATATAGAGCCATTTGAAAGACAATGTGTATACGAGGATAACAAGCCGTGCAACAGCTCATGCCGATACTCAAATACTTGTATACACAACGCAAGCAAAACCGAAGAATAGGAGACAATAGGCTTATGAAGTTTTCAAAACTTACTAAGCCGGAACTTGAAGAGATTTTAAAAAACGCCAATTTCACCGATGAAGAAACGGAAGTTTTTGAGTTGCTAGTTGCCAATAAAAGCCTTGAAGAGGTATCACAGAGACTTTTAATCTCAAAAACGACCACTTCCCGGAGAGTGGCAGACATTAAAGAAAAGATAGAAAGGAGTCAGGCGATGATTAACAAAGTGCCAATATGGGAAAAAGTAACACTGACGATTGATGAGGCTGCTGAATATAGTAATATCGGAATTAACAGAATCAATGATATGCTTAATAATCCCTCATGCCCTTTTGTGCTTTTTGTTGGAAGAGGCAAGCGATTAGTTAAGCGCAAGGAGTTTGAGAAATACCTCGAAAAGACAGATAGCATATAGATATATTGAATTATAAGCCATTATGTAGTAATATAGAAATTATCATATAATGGCTTTTGATTTTGAAAGGAGCCATAAATCAGTATGGGAAAGGATTTGAGAGGAAAAGAGCTGGGAGTCGGAATAACCCAGCGCAAGGACGGACTTTATCAGGGTAGATATAAAGATAGGTTCGGCAAAAGCAAGACAATTTACAACAGCAAGTTGTCAGAACTGCGGAAAGAACTTAGTAAAGCAGTGACCGACAATCAACAATTCACAAGTGTTAGAGACAGCATTACCCTTGATGTGTGGTTTGATAGGTGGATGAATGTATACAAGAAAAAGAGGGTGCGCCCCAATACCATTAGGGAGTACACGCATATATATAAGAAGAACATTTCACCATACTTAGGAAACCACGAAATAACATCTATTCGCAAGTCAGATGTACAGCTACTTATCGACAAAGCTTCTGATGATAACTATAAGTATGAGAGGCAAAGCAAAATCAAGGTTATTTTAAATGACATGTTCAGTAGGGCTATGGAAGATGACCTAATGATTAAGAATCCGGCGAAAGGTGTAAAGCTAAGAGCAGACAAAGAAGTTAATGCTTTTGCATTGACAGTAGAGCAACAGAACGAGTTTTTTGAAGCGTGCAAGGGCACATTTTACGACAACATGTATAATGTGGCAGTTAATACAGGCTTGCGCCCAGGAGAACTGTTTGCACTCACGATTGCAGATATACATATGGATGAGGGATATATTGATGTTAATAAGACACTTGTGTATCAGAAATACCTTGAAGATAAAGGCAAGACATTTCATGTTGAGCCACCAAAAACCAAGCAGAGTTACAGACACGTACCAATTAACAGTGTGTGCAAGGAATATCTAACTAAACAATTTGAGCTTAAAAAGATAGTTTCAGAACGCAGACCCAAGGAACAAAACGAATATTTGTTTGTTACAAGGTTTAACACACCAATTAATTCGGTTATATACAGCGATTCTATACGTTCAGTTGTAAGACGGATAAATGACACAAAGAGCAGTGACAATGAATTTCCTTTTTTTAGTGGTCACACATTTAGACATACGTTTGCGACAAGATGTTTTGAGTCAGGCATAGAGCCGAAAGTTGTTCAATCATATTTGGGTCATGCAACACTAAAAATGACAATGGACTTGTATACACATGTTACACCTGAAAAATCGTTTGCTGACATTGAAAAAATCGTTAGCACCGACAACAAAATCATAGAATATAGAAGAAAATGTGTGTAG